CATCAGCCACGCTCCCTGTGCTCGTCCGACACGCTTAGCGCCTCCGTGTGCCATGCACCGTCCTGCACCCAGATGCGTGGTCCCATGTCCACTAGGTCGGACACACGCTCGTCCGGCGAAGTACCCCTTCTTGACCGGCTCTCCGCATCGCTCGAGAAGAACACCCTCACATTGTTCCCACTCTTCCACGGCGAGGTCATAACCCCTCCTCTGCCAGTCGGTCAGTGTCTCAAGCAGTTCCATGATTGCACGTGCAACCTTTGCATCTGCATGTACTACGCGCGTCCGCGCGCGAGTATAAGACAATCATAACCCATCATCACCCAACCAACTACACCCACTTACGCCGCCAACCTCGCCCATGATCGGGTTTTGAAGACTTGAAGAATTTGAAGCGATAATTCTGCTCAGACTCCCCCGCGCGCGTCGCGCGTACAAGCGTATACGTAACTACGTACTACAAGTCTTCAAATCTTCAATTTTAGTATACGAACAGCGTTCTACGATATCAAATGCAAGATCGACAGGTGTAAGCGTCGACATTTCGCCGTCTTCATTCGTCTTCAACGAAACCGCCCAACCTTTCAAGATCTAGTTTCACCATCCGCGATCTTGGCCCGAAGGCTACAAGATGTAACCTTCTTGATGATCTTCACTGCCCTAGAGCTGCATCTTCATCCACAACGGCAGCTCGTCCGTAAGGCGCCAACCCAACCAGCGAGTTCCCGCACTCGGCTTCGAGACCCAGCCCATGCTCGTCAGCGCCTGGGAGAATCCCTTGCTCCCCAGGCGGTCACGCTTGTCCACGTCGTCACCGTACTTCTTCAGCCAGTGGTCGTAGAGCGTGAACAACTCGCTACTCTTAACACACGCGACCGCGGGAACGTCGTCCGCGAGCTTGACGAGAAGGTTCTCCGCCTGCGCCCAGTCGAGGAACTCATCCACGTGTCCCATGCCCGCGCGTGCCGCCATTGTCGCGAGCGCGTACTTCTCCGGCACGTCTGACATGTCCCGCGCCAGTGGCTGCCGGGCACCCCAGACGAGCCGCGCGAGCAGCGCCTGCCGGACCCGCTCGTCGTTTAGGAACCGGGCGCGGATCGCCGGGTCCTCCTGCTCCGGCGGAAGCGTGACGTCCAGGTGGATGGAGATGATCCGGCGCTTCAGCGCGGTGTCGATACCGTTCACGCGTGGGAACTCGTTCGCCACGATCATCGCGGTGAACCGCGGGATCTCGTTCAGCATCGACCCGAACAGGTCACGGTATGGGAGAGTGTCCGATCCGCCCGAGAGTCGCTTGATCTGGTCCGCGTGCAGTGCCCAGGACTTCGACCCCTCCGGTGCGTACGCGATCCGGGTCATCATCGCCCTGACGAGGTCCGGGCGCGGCTTGTCGTCCAGGTTGCCACGGAAGACGGACGGGTTGATCGCGCAGATGTACGACCCGAGGATACGCTGGAGCGCCGCGAAGAGCTGTGACTTCCCGCTGGTTGTCCCGCCCCAGAACACCGGCATCAACCGCAGGTCGTTGCCGACGAACAGACAGTGTCCCAGCAGCTTGAAGACGTATGCCGCGCACTTCTCGTCGGGAATGAACGTCTGGAGAAACAGCTCCAGCTCGTCGCTGTAGCCCGGCTCCGCCGCCTCGGGTAGGTAGTCCTCGGTGCACGTCAGCGAGTTCATGTCGCTGGGTGTTCCCGTCCGCAGCTCTCCGGTTCGCAGGTCCACCGTTCCGTTGCCGACCACGAGGTGGTGTTTCACCGTGTCGAAGTCGCGGGTGAGGCAGCGGATCCGGGGGTCGGCCCGCGCGACGGCGAGCATCGACTTCCTCTTACCCTCCGACTCGAGGCGTGTGATCAGCTGCAGAAGCTGGTCACGTTCGTTTTCGCCCGCGTTCATCGCGCGCTCACGCCGGTACCGGATCACCGACTGGGTGAGCGCGAACGCACCTAGGTTCTCACCTGTGTCCTCCAGCCAGTGGCGCCCGTTCCACAGGTACCACCGCTTCTTGTCCACCGCGTACCTCACCGAGTCGCGGAACATTCGCACGAACAGCAGCCCGTTCGTCGTGTCGCTGATCGCCTCGAGGTTCGCGTCCTCGTTCAGCGCGATGTGGTCCTGCACGCCGAATGGGATCGGCTCCACCGATCCTTCGGTCACCAGTCACTCCTGACGATCGAGACGTTGCCCTGCTGCACGATCGTCTCCCCCTCGTTCGTCTTTCCCACCACGTTCTCCGTCGGCCTCCAGGACGGTAGCACCGGTGGCGCGACGGTCTGCCAGACACGGTCGAGCTTGTACGCCACGTGCTCCCACGGCATGTACCACTCCGCGTCCGGCGGTTGCGCACACATCTCCCACGCCGCGCGTGCGATGCGTTCTCCCGCGTCTCGCGTCTTACCTGCCTTGCGCGCACGGAAGATCAGTTCGTTGAAGAACTGGTCACGCGCGCCACCCGGGCAGCCGTCACGTAGAAACCGATGGTAGTCATAGCCGTCCACCGAGACCGTCGGTGTGTCGTGTCGTCCACCGTCACCGGTCGTGATCGCTTTACCGCGCGCCGTCGCCAGCCAGTTCAGCAGGTCCACCGGCGCCTGTGTTACGGGAGAGTAGGCACGATCACCTCGACCGTTGATCCACTCGCGTTCTTGACGTCCCGGTGTCGGAACCGCGACGTAACCACCCTCGGCCTTCACGTCCATGTCGGGAAGTAGCCGGTTCCGGCTCTTCACCGTCACACCGGCCGGAAGCCGGTACAGCAGGTGACGACCACCCGACTGCGTGCGCTGCTGCAGTGTCGGTGGCAGATCCACGCCGGTCCACTGCTCGAACTCGTCCAGCGTTCCCAGGCCGGTGACCTCGAAGTCCAGGACGAGAAGTCGTGACGCCGATCCGGTGCGAACCGCGAGCCAGCCGTCGGGATAGCGAGTGATCATCATGATCAGCGTTGCGGTGCTGTCGGTCGCGGCGTAGAAGCCGTGGCACGTCGGATGATCACAGGTTTCCCGATCGTGCGTCCAGTCCGCGTCCTTGCACTCGCTACAGTTCGGCAGGGGTGTCTTGTCGCGTCCGAGGACGAACACCTTCCACCCAAGTCTTACATAACAAAGTGCCTCGGCGAGCTTGGCACGTGCCAACTCGTCGAAGTCTGGTACAGTAGAACTCATCAGGTAGCCTCGTTCAGTTTGAAGTCGAACCACCCAGCGGATCAGCGCCCGCTGGGTGGCTTCGTATCTAGGCTGCTACCCGCTCCTTCTCGTCAGCTTCGACGAGACGCTCGAGCAGCTCGTTGATGAGCGCGTTGGTGGAGATGCCGCGCTCCTGGGCGATGTCATCTACCCGGCGCTTCAGACCCGTCTCCGTCCGCTGGACGAAGGCCAGCCGGTTCGGGACGGTCGTCATCCGGGTTCCGGTACGTGGTGCCATAGGTATATAGTATCACTAGGCAGCTTCCGGTTCCTCCGCCGTGTGATCAACGGGACGTTGCCTGGTATGTTGGATGTAGTCGACAGGAGAGGACGAACCATGACCGACACACTCGATACCGCCAAGCACAAGAACGCCTGGATCAACGTCATCGGCCCGAGCGGTGGTGTCACGTTCAAGGGACGCGAGCTCGGCGAGACGGACAGCCACCAGGACGCGCACGGTGATCACGCGGGAACGTTCGCCGCTCGTGGCGAGCGCTGCTACGCGTGTCGCTGGTCGCTCTACCGCATCTACGAGGTCTACGAGCTCGACCAGCGAAGCCGTGTCGCGTACGGCACCCGCTACGACGGCAAGTACCTCGTCTGTTCGTTCGGCATGACGATCGTGCCGGGCGAGGAGATCTACCGCCGCATGAACGCGACCGACTCCCCGTCGGAGGTCGTGGAGTTGCTCACAACGCGACGCTACGGGCAGCCACCGATACTGACCTCCGCCGCCGCTCGGCTGCTCGCCCGCGTTGGTGACCGTGATCCTGACGTCCAGGACGCCTACGACGCGCGTGCGGTATTGTGATGCGGAGTTCGTAGACCCGCCTGGTACGATGAAATCGTTCCTCCCGTGGTCCTCGTGCGTCGCCCCCTGACCCCCCGTTCGGGCCGGCCGTCACTCCACGGGAGGAGCACCTAAGACCTCCTCCGACCTCAAGCGTTGGGGGCGCGCGCACATGGCGTTACGCATGGCTCCATTGGTCGTCTGGGCTTACGACGACTCGGCTGCGACGAATGCCGCTTCGAACTTGAGGAATAGATCGTCGCTGTAGGGGCGGGTACTCGGCCGAGTGCCCGCCCTCAACAACACAGTGAGAGGACCGGACATGACATACGACCTCCGAATGGAACTTCTCCACGCTCGCCGGATCCAGGCATGGACCCAGCTCGTGGTGTCCACCGACAAGTTCACCCAGGCGGAGCTGCTGTTCGCCCAGCGAACCGCCGACTTCGCCGAGCAGTACCCCAACCACCGCGACTCCAGCGAGCTGTCCATCGAGGCGCTCAAGGCGCGAGACAGCGACGAGCAGTGGAAGAGTGCCGTCGCGGACTGCCAGTACCACGTGCAGCGCATGCAGGCGTTCGCCGCACTTCACCACGCAGCTCTCGAAGAGATGCGGCTGTTGCTCCCGAAGTCGTGATGTGATACTATTACCCTACACGTCATAACGTAGGAGGATAGGATGCAGGTGCAGTTCCACGAGCTGGAGCAGCTCGGTGATCAGGATGACCTGGTTCGCCGTGCCGCCACGTTCGCTCGTGAGATCGCGCTCCTCAACCGGAACACGGACCGGTTCGGCAAGCCACACGTAGGCATCGAGCTGGTGACCGACCGGTTGGAGGACGTCTATGACTTTCGACCCAACATCGACCGCGAGTCGACCGACTGGCCGGACCGGTTCGTCGGAACCTGCTGGACGGGTTCCCACCATCACGGTCCCACGGCGATCTGGCTCAACCGGTACGGTGGCGCGCAGCGCAACCACGAGATCAGGCCGTACGACGACGTCGTCGAGACGTACGTGCACGAACTTTCGCACGCGTTCACCCGTGGTCAACACGGGCAGACCTTCCGGCGCATGTTCGCACTCCTGTACCCACACGTCGCAAAGGCGTTCGGTGTGGACTGGCAGTGGTACACGGTCTACGACATCATCAAGAAGTATGGCTATCAGGGCCTGAGCCAACGACCCGTCACCGGCACACACGGGACCACGTCCCGCTATACACGCTGGGATGAGGAGTTCGACGGCCACAAGGATGCGTCACTTCGAATGATGCGGCGTGTCAAGTCGAATCACCTGGTACTATGAACTCACGGCGAACCGGTCATACCCACGCGTACGGTCTGACGATGATCAAGCGTTGGGGTGGGACGTAGAGGTGACCGGTTCGCCGTAGGGTCCCTAACAAGAGAAGATGAAAGGACAGGACAAGTGACGGCCAAGAAGACCCAACCGAAGAGCGCTCCCGTCGACCGCTCCACGATCAACGGTGTCGAGGTCATCTCCACCGAACCGGCTCGGGGCGTTGTGATCCCGGGACAGCCCACCCATGAGATCTCCACCGTGGAGAGGGTGCTCGACGCCGACGGCAACGAGTGGTACCGCTGCAAGGCGAAGCCCACGGAGTGTATCTACTTCAAGCAGGATCTCAAGTCGATCCTCGCGCACCAGCGGTCGCACAGCGCCGCACTGGCGGCGAAGCGAGCGGAGGCCGAACTCGCACGGAACCAGGCCAAGGAGGCCGCCGAGTTCGAGCGACGGAGCGCGGGCATAAACGCCGCGAACGAAGCGAAGCGCAAGCGGTATGAGACCGAGGTAACCTCCCAGGACAAGCGCATCGCGGGTCTCCAGCGTAAGATGTCGGACATCGCCGTCGGCATCGATAAGATCATCGCCGGAATTCCGTCTCTCGCTGAATCGCTTCGAGCGCTCAACGCGGAGCTCGGTGAGATCACCGCCGAGACCGATCCCGAGATCGCCCGGAAGGCCGCCGACTACGACATGCTCAAGGGAATCCTGAACAAGTGATCATTGGTCGGGTAGGATCGATCGCGATCCTGCCCGACCGTTTTCATGTGAGGAGAAGTCCGTGCTCAAGTTTCTGCTTCTGGTGTCGCCCATCATCCTCATTCTCCTGTCCGCGCTGCCCAAGGTGCTCATCGAGCGGTCCCGCCGGCGGTACGTCGAGGAGTCCATCGACGAGTACCGAAGTACCCATCCCGTCGATGAGACGACGAACGTCACAGCCGACGACGTCGATCTCGACGCCAAGTGGGACGTGTACTGGTCGAACTCGCGTGCCGAGGAGAACGCGCTACGCGCGGACCTCAACGACTGGGTCGGCTGGACATCCACACTGGAGGAGCGGTTCGCGCTGGACTGCGACCGGGTCATCAAGCAGTTTGCCATCGACGCGATCGTGTTGCAGGCCGAGACCGCCAGTCGCTGTGGTGGCTGGAAGAACGACCTCGATCGTCGCTCCGATCTCATCATCGCGAACAGTGGCCACAGCATTCCTAACCTCAACCGCGCCCTCAAGGTCGAGATCGCCGAGTGCACCGCGACCGAGTGGACCAAGGAAGACGGCGAGGCGCTGGCCGCGTACATCGACTCCGAGGAGGTGAAGGTGTAGTGGATAAGTTCTTGGGTGTCATCCTAGTGGTGGCCGCCGCGTTCAGCATCATCGGCTACGGCATGCGTCGTACCGGTGCTCATCGGAGGAGGTAGTCATGCTCATCATCGTTGAGGGTCCGGACGGTTGTGGCAAGTCGACCCTCGTACAGCAGCTCACCGAGGTGATCGAGCGCGAGCAGCCCGGCGAGAAGATCGAACGACTGCACCGTCGTCCACCGACGATGCACCCACTGGATGAGTACGTCACACCTCTGCTGTCCTACCGGCCGCAGCGAGGACACCACATCATCTGCGATCGGTGGCACGTCGGTGAGTGGGTCTACCCGTCCGTCCTCGGACGAAAGACCCTTGCCGACAAGGCGTTGTGGTACTACACGGAGATGTTCCTCGCGTCACGTGGCGCGCTGATCATCTACCCGTCCTACACGCAGGACATGCTCGTCCAGCGTGTCACCCAGCGCGGTGACGACATGATCGAGGTCGACCAGCTTGCGAAGATCGCGGGATCGTACGCGTTCATGGCCGACAAGCACCTGACCGTCAACACGCGGGTGCACGGTAAGTCACCTGAGTCCCTCGTCGCGCTGGCACGCTGGCGCGAGACCGTCACCGAGCGGTTGAACCACCTGACCACGTACGTCGGTCCGCCGAAGCCGGAGTGGGTACTTGTCGGTGAGGTTCGCAACACCACGTACGACGGTGACCTGCGTCCCGCGTTCATGCCGTTCCGCGGTACGTCCGGCCACTACCTCATGTCGGCGCTGAGTGTTCGGCAGCTGCGCAGTGGTCTCGGCATCATGAACGCGTGTGACGTGGATGACGTTCATGAAGCGCAGTATTGGACGTTTGATGACGGTGCCGTGGTTCCTCTTGGGAGCCACGCACATGCTAAGCTGAACGGTGCAGGACGAGCGTTCCCCGGTGTGCCACACCCTCAGTACATCCGACGGTTCCACAACAAGTGCGCCGATGACTACGCCGACGCGATCACGAGGGCACGACAGGGACAGGAGAACATTCAGTGGCGACCTTCTTCAAGTGTGTAGATGGCCGTGAGGCCTACCGGAACGTGTTGCGTCAGGTTCACGAGCAGGGTGAGGTGCGTTCGCCTCGCGGGTTGAAGACCTTCGACATCGGGTACGCAACGATCGAGCTGATGAGCCCGTACAACGCGCTCGCCGTCGGCCTGGGTCGGAAGCTGTCGAAGCGCGTCGCGGCCGCGGAGGCGATCCAGCTGATCGGTGGCTTCGCCGATCCCCAGCTCCTCCTCCAGGCGTCACCGAACTTTGCCCGGTATATCGAACCGTCGGGAGCATTCTGGGGAGCGTACGGGCGACGGATAGCCTTCGGTAACCAGCTACCGTCGGTCGTCCGCAAGCTCCAAGCGGACCCTGAGACCCGCCAGGCGATCGTGACCCTCTGGGACCCACAGCACGACAACGACCCGGGCCACAAGGACTACCCGTGCACGCTCGCACTCGGGTTCTCCCTCCAGCGGGGCAAGCTCGAGCTGGACGTCACCATGCGCTCCAACGACGTGTGGCGTGGTCTGCCGTACGACATTTTCCAGTTCACGCAGCTTCAACTGACCGTCGCGAACGTCCTTCAGCTGCAGCCCGGGCGGTACCGTCATCACACGTACTCGCTCCACTTGTACGCCGACGATCTCGATGACGCGGTGGAGTGCTACGAGAACGACGAGGACCTCGTGCCTACCTTCCTTCCCACTGGCCTTGGCCAGATCGGTGACACGATCAATGAAGTGATGAAGCAGGCGAGGCGACTTGTGGACGTCCCGTGGGGGAACTACAGCGACTCGGAGAGGTGGTACTGGGATGCGCTCCACCCGACCCAGTGACGACGAACTGTTCTCTCGCGTCGCTAAGATGATGGCGACGCGCAGTCTATGCGACCGTGACCGTGTCGGCGCGGTGATCGTCGACACCCAGCTTCGGATCGTCGCCACGGGTCGCAACGGTCCACCCGCTGGGTTTCCTCACGAGGAGCAGACGTGCAGCACGTGGTGTCGTCGCGCGATCAACGGTCATCCACTCAGCTCCGACTACCGTGACTGCCCGTCACTTCACGCCGAGGTCAACGCGCTTCTCACCAGTGACCGCAGCCGTCACGAGGGTGGTACTATCTACATCACCAGCGACCCGTGCTGGTCGTGTGGCAAGATGATCGCGAACTCCGGTCTGTCGACCGTGGTCGTGATGTCCAGTTCGCAGAAGGCTGCGGAACGCAACGCGAGCGCGACCTACACGTTCATGGAGTCGTTTGGCGTCGACGTGGTGTTTCACGAGGAGAAGGAGAAGGACGATGGAGGAAACGAAGAAGCAGCCGCGAGGCACTACGACCTGGCCTGATGTAGCAGTCGTCGCCATCGTCGCGTTCTGCATGCTGGGCACGGTCGCACTACTCGTCTGGGGTTTCAAGTGAGACGTGGTGATTGGAACGTCATCCTCATTTACGTAGGTCTCTTGATCTTCTTGGTTGTGCTCTGGGCCGTACTGATCTGGGGTGGCTGGGTTGTCATTGGATGATGTTGAGCTCCACCTGATCGAGTCACTGGATGACGTCGCGTCGTTCACCCGGTGGCTCGGTCAGGTGCGAAACGGTCCTAAGCTCGCGTTCGACACGGAGACGACGGGGCTGAGCCTGGAGAAGGATCACGTTCGACTCTGTCAGATCGGTGACTCCGTACACGGCTGGGCGTTCTCGTGGGAACGCTGGTCGGGCATCATGGCCGACGTCGTGAAGACGTACGAGGGAACCCTCGTCGGACACAACGCTCCGTTCGACTGGGGCTTCATGAAGAAGGCCGGAGTCGAGCTGCCACGGCGTCGCATTCGTGACACACGCCCACAGTGTCACATCATTGACCCGACGTTCTCGACCGCGCTGAAGAACAACGCGGTGCGGTACGTGGACCCGCGTGCGAAGAACTCGCAGGAGGACTTCGCCGCCACCGGCTGGACGTGGTCCACGGTGCCCATCGACTACGAACCCTACTGGTCCTACGGCGCGCTCGACCCCGTGCTGACGAACCAGCTCGACGACTACACGTGGCCGAGGATTCAGGGAACACCCTCAGAGACGGCGTTCAACATCGAGAACTCCGTCCAGTGGGTTACCTACGACATGGAACGCTACGGTGTCCACATCGACGTGCCGTACGTTCAAGAGAGCTACGACCGGTTCACCCAGCACTGCGAGACGATCAAAGAGTGGTGTATCCGGAACTACAACGTCAACCCAGGACGCAACGCTCAGGTGATCGCGAGGCTACACGATGACGGGGTCGAGTTCAGCAAGGCCACCAAGGGCGGTTCCGTTTCACTGGACGCTGAGGTCTTGGCTGGAATCGATCATCCACTCGCGCGGCAGGTGCTCATCCGCCGTCGCTTGGAGAAGCTGGCCTCCACCTACCTCAAACACTACCTCACCGAGACTGACGAGAACGACCTTCTCCATCCGTCCATCAACACTCTGGGCGCACGGACGTCTCGTATGTCAATGTCCAACCCGAACTTCCAGAACCTTCCGCGTGTCAGCGAGACCAATCCAGCGGCGACGGTGATCCGGAACTGTGTCTCTGCACGTGAGAATCACACACAGGTGTTCTGTGACTTCTCCCAGATCGAGATGCGGATCCTCGCGTGGCTCGCGCAGGACGAGAACATGATCGCGGCGTTCAGGAGTGACGGCGACTTCTTTGTCAACCTCGCGCAGCAGGTGTACTCCGACCCGACGATCGACAAGGAACACCCGCTTCGGTCACGCATCAAGAACTTCGGCTACGCGAAGATCTACGGTGCGGGTCTCGCTAAGATGGCGTGGACGGCCGGTATCGACATCGAGACCGTGCGATCGAACATGCTCCTCTTCGACGGCACGTTCCCCGGTGTTCGTCAGTATCAAGAACACACCTTCAACCTTGCGATCCAGCGAAAGCATCTCGAAGGTGTCCCGTACGCCGACTGCCCACTGTCCGGTCGTCGACAGCACGCCGAGCCGGGCAAGGAGTACGCACTCGTCAATTATGTGATCCAAGGTGCTGCAGCATCTCTCTTTAAGATGAAGCTGCTGGAGCTGGATCAGGCCGGTCTCACCCCGTGGATGATGCTCGTCGTTCACGATGAGGTCATCCTCGACGTGCCGAACGAGCACGTGGAGGACGTGGTCCATACCCTACACGCGGTGATGAACGATGATAAGATCATCGCTCCGGTGCCGGTCGAGGCAGAGATCTCGTTCGGTGCACGGTGGGGTCAGAAGATGAAGTGGAATCGAGACAGGTGGTTGAGTGGTGACTGGCGTGAACAAGCGGCCATTGGCGGTAATCGGGGTGGATCCGGGCAAGGCAACCGGCCTGACGCTGTACTACAACCGGGCGCTCATCGCCAAGAACTCACTGCCGGCTAACGACGCGCCTCGCGAGGTTTCCCGCTGGATCGTCATCGCGCGTGAGCACCTGGAAGATCCACAGATCATCATCGGTGTGGAGCGTTACCAGACCGGTGGCAACACGGTGAAGAAGACGCGACAGGCCGACCCGGTCGAGCTGCTCGGTGCATGCCGACTGATCGCACGAGGTGACTCAGCGATCACCGTTGTCGTCTCCAACGCCTCCGATGCGAAAAAGATCGGGAGTCCTACCACGCTCAAGCGCATCGGCTGGTGGACACCTGGACACGATCATATCAACGATGCGGCATCGCAAGTTCTTCGCGTTCTGGCACTGACGAGACCTGAAGAGTTCGCAGACGTCATCGGTTTGTGATAGGATAAACACGCAAGCCTGGGTAAACAGGGAGAGGACAGGATGGCATACGCCGAGTACAACCCCACCCGTAACCGGATCGATGTGACGACCCGGTACGAGGAGAAGGAACTCATCAAGGCGATTCCCGGGTCGAAGTACCACGGTGAAGAGAAGATCTGGTCGGTTCCCGCCACGTTCGTCGCGTGCGTTCAACTACGTGGCCTCTTCAAGGATGAGCTGCACATCAGCCCACGACTCAACTCTTGGGCAACGCTTGAGCGTGTCGACCGCATCGACCAGGCGATGGCTCTTCGCACGCGGCTCGAACCTGAGACGTGGATCAACAAGCTGCTCTACCCGTTCCAAGAGGCCGGTCAGGACTTCCTCGGTGTCGCAGGTTCGGCACTTCTCGGTGATGAGATGGGCACGGGCAAGACGATCCAGCTACTTGCCACACTCAAGGACGAGGGCTACCCCGAGGTTGGGATGCTGCCCGCGCTCGTGATCTGCCCGAACTCGACGAAGCATAACTGGGCTGACGAGGCCGCAAAGTGGTTTCCTGAGGCGAAGTCGTACGTGATCTCCGGTGGTGTGGTCCAGCGGCGAAAGCTCTTCAACCAGGCCGGTGACGACGCACTCGTGATCATCAACATCGAGGCGGTTCGCAACCACTCGCGTCTCGCGGGTTACGGGTCCATCCACCTCACCGATGCTGAGAGACAGCCGAAGGAGCTCAACGAGATCCCGTTCCGTTCGGTCACCTTCGATGAGGCGCACCGGATGAAGGACCCGAAGTCGAAGCAGACCCGCGCTGCGTGGGCTGTCGGTCACGGTCCAACGGTGAGAAACCGGTTCGCGCTGACGGGTACACCGATCGTCAATGACCCGTCGGACCTCTGGTCCATTCTTCACTTCCTCGCTCCTGAGGAGTTCCCGACACGGTCGAAGTTCATCGACCGCTACTGCCTCCAAGCGTGGAACTCGTACGGCGGACTGAGTGTGATCGGTGTCCAGCCGGAGACCCGTGACGAGTTCCAGAAGATCATCGGCCCACGGTTTCGTCGGGTGACGAAGGACGAGGTGTTGACCCAGCTTCCGCGTAAGCAGCGGCAGCTCGTCAAGGTGCAAATGACGCCAAAGCAGGCGAAGGCCTACGGTGAGATGGAGTCACAGCTCGCGACCCGCGTCGACGGCGGTGTGATCGTTGCCGCGTCGAACCTCACGGCGCAGATTCGCCTCCTACAGTTCGCTGGATCGATGTGTGATGTTGCACCCGACGGCACGGTCACTCCCGTCGATCCGTCACCTAAGGTTGACGCACTGCTGGACATCATCGACGCGGCGCAGGGTAAGCCGATCGTCGCGTGCGCCGTCCAGCGTAAGCTCATCGAGCTCGCCGCTAAGCGACTGGACAAAGAGAAGATCCGGTACGGTCTCATCACCGGTGCGGTCGACGAGTGGACACGGAAGCAGAACCTGAAGAAGTTCCAAGATGGTGAACTACCCGTCCTGCTCTTCACCATTCAGGCAGGTGGCACCGGTCTCAACATGACCGCCGCCGACACCATCGTGTTCATCCAGCGTGACTGGTCGATGGTGAACAACCGGCAGGCCGAGGACCGTGTTCACCGCATCGGCTCCGAGGTGCACGAGTCGATCAACGTCATCGATCTCGTCACCGAGGGCACCGTGGAAGAGACGGTCTTGACACGCTACCTGGAGAAGGTACACCGTCTGGATCAGATCACCCAGGACCGTGCGCGAGCCAAGGCAAACGGCCTGACGGTCACCGAGCTCGACGAGCTGGAGTCCTTCATCATGAACGCACACCTGGGGGAAATGTGACCGTCACGATCCGTCGCATCTCCAACTCGGAGGTGCAGACCTTCAAGCGATGCCGTCGGCAGTGGTGGCTCGCGTGGCATCGCGGACTTCGTCCCACGCGACCGTCCGTCATGGGTGCGTTGCGGATCGGTGAGCGGATCCACGACGCTCTCGCTACCTACTACATTCCGGGTCTCGGTCCAGATCCACGGGAACGACTGGAAGTCCTCCTGGAGGAGGACCAGAGGTTCCTGAGCGCCAACAACGACGTGTCTCCTGAGGACCGGAAGCAGTTCAACTCGGAGGCCGACCTTCAGCGCATCATGCTCGAGGGTTACATGCAGTGGATCACTGAGACGGGTGCGGATCAGGACTTCATCATCATCGAGTCTGAGCGGTATGTGGAAGCAGCGTTCTTCCGGATCGGCGACGTTCAGGTCGTCATCATCGGTCGACTGGACGTACTCGTCGAGGACGCGTGGTCCAAGCAGCTCGCGTTCATCGATCACAAGACCACCGGTTCGATCATCGAGTCACTCAAGGGCATCAAGCTCAACCCACAGATGCGGATGTACCGGCTCATCCTACAACTCGCCGAAAAACGTGATGTGTCTCTTGCCGTCTACTCGATGCTTCGCAAGGTGAAGCGGACTGTGAAGGCAAATCCGCCGTTCTTCCACCGTGAGACGATCATACACAATCACATCGAGACCACAACGTTCTCCGAGCAGTTGACGGGCGTCATTCACGACATCATCGAGACGGAGCATCATCTCAGTGACGTCTACACGCATCCTCGCACGGTGCATAACCGTAACGTCTACCCGACGCCTGGTGCACACTGCCGGTGGTGCCCGTTCGAGCGTGAGTGTTTGATGATGGACGACGGCTCCCGTGCCGAGGACTCACTCGCTTCACGGTTCGTCGTTGGCGAACCACTGCACTACTACGGAAGGGACGATCTTGCCCGAGTTCAACCCGGATCACGTCCTGTCGACCCTCATCCACGCCGGATCGAAGCAGGGTAAGACCACCCTCGCGTCGACGTCACCGCCTCCGCATCTCGCACTCGATGCGGAAGGTGGCTGGAAGTTCATCGATGAGGCTGGTTACAAGACCGGTAAGAAGCTCCGGCGCATCCGCTGGAACCCTGCCACCGAGCCGATACCGCAACACGACGGCACCTGGGATCTCTGCAGTGTGACCGTCCGGAACTGGGCGACGATGACCCTCGTCTACCAGCACCTCACCCAGCGACCACACCAGTTCCGTTCGATCACCTGGGACTCGATCACCGAGGTCCAGCGAACCTGCCGCGACGCTCTCAAGGGCACCGAGGCGATGCAGCTGCAGGACTGGGGCGTGCTGCTAATTCAGATGGACGATATGATTCGTAAGTTCCGGAACCTCACCTTGGATCCGAGCAACACGGTGCAGGTCGTCAACTTCATCGCTGAGACGAAGATGCGGGACGGTAAGTGGCGTCCCTACATGCAGGGACAGATCACCGACGCTCTACCGTATATGGTCGACGTCTGTGGGTACCTCACTACCCAGTGGGGTATGGATGACGCGGGTCAACCGACCGTGCGGCAGCCGGTCCTCAACATCTCACCAAGCGACTACTGGGAGGCGGGCGAACGTGTTCAGGGCCGCCTCCCCAACTCGATCCTTCTCCCCAACATCACCAACATCCTCAACTCCGTCTATCCCAACGCCGTCACCAACTAACACACATCAGGAGTAACCAGTGGCTGACATGAACTTCGGTAAGATGCGTCAGGACGCGATGACCGTCCTGACGGGAGACTTCGTCGTTCGCTGCATCGAGGCCAAGCCGACGAAGAACTCGAACGGCGACGACATGATCAAGACCAAGCTGCAGATCATCGCCGGCCCGTACACCGGACGGAACCTGCCCAACAACTTCAACATCATCCCGAGCAACGTCCCGGCGCTGCAGATGTTCTTCAGCCACATGAACTGCTTCGGCCTCGACGAGGCGTATTTCGCCACGCTGCCGAACGGCGAGGCCGGTGTGTACAAGATCGCTCAGGACCTCGTCGGTCGCGTCGTCGAGGTGAAGGTCGGATCGCGGAAGTGGCAGAATGTGGATCGTGAGAACATCGAGTCCATCAAGCCGGCGCCGGCCGGTCTCAGTGGCGTGGGGCAGCCCGTCGCGTTCGCCCAGGCGCTCCCCACCGCGCTTCCGACGGCGCTTCCGACGGCGCAGCTCGTCGCGCCGCAGGTGACCGGATCGGCCACGGTGGCCCTGCCGCTCGACATCGGTTCCGGGCCGGAGAACACGGCCGCGGCGACCGGTGGTGAGCCGGAGCCGGAACCCGCGTTCTAGTCGATCACCGAACATGATAGAGTGGGAGCAGGTCACACGGCCTGCTCCCTCACCTTAGAGAGGACATGATGGGACGTAAGATCCTGTATGGAAAAATAGGACGATCGATGCCGCTGACACTCGCGAAGTGCGGCACCCTCGGTGGTGACATCGAGATGACCGCGACACTCGTTCGACTCGCCAACGCATATCCCGACGACGAGATCATCCTCATCGGTCGGAACACTGGTGAGAACCCGCAGGACGTCGGTCTTCCTGCGAACATCACGAACCCGTGGACCGAGTGGAGTCCACGACTGCGGACGTACCTGAACGAGCAAGGACTCAACCACCCGAACCTGACGGTGGAAGAACACATCAAGGCGCTCAGCTACATCATGCACCTAACCGTCGACACGTTCCTCAGCGCCGACGCGATGGTCATGTGGGTCGGTCAGCACGGCACCTCGAACACACCGATCCCGAAGATCGGCGACCGGTCCATCCTGACGAAGCCGCAGGATGCGTTCACCTACTACTCCGGCTTCCTCCTCCGCGGCATCAACCACTGGCGTGACGTTGATCCCATCCAGCGGGAGCCCATCTTCCTCAACGCCGATCCGCGCAACTACCTCAAGATGCGCGACATGAAGTGGCCACTCCAGCATCCGGTGCTGACCCAATACCGGTTCGGTCACCGGATCAAGCACGAGCGCTACGGTGACCCGAACAAGCCCGAGTTCATGTCGTGGACCGAGGACCAACGGATCAGCTACCGCACGCGTGAGAACCTCGGCTACACCGATGACGGTGACGTCTGGACCGCGTGGGTCGACAACACGTACTCTCGTCTGGAACTCAACGCGCTACTGCCCGGCACGCCGTCGGGTGATCTGCTGACGTTCGACGGTGAGTGGGCTGTTCGGGAGCCGTTCGGCGTGGTGATCAACGAGGCACGTGCGATCGGTGTTCCGGAGCGACTTGGCCGCCTGCGTGCGATGCACGACTGGATCATGCCGTTGCGACCCGCGTTCATCCACGGGACGTGGTCCGACAAGGCGATGACGTCACTTCGCGAGAAGTGGGGCGCGGGACTGTGCATCGAGCCGCTACCGTGGTCGCAGTACGCGGCGAAGATGCACCGCGTTCGTACGACCCTGACGACGCCGTCCAGCGGGAGTGGCTGGGCCACGACCAAGCCGTGGGAGGCGTTCGGTCTCGGTGTGGTGTGCTTCTTCCACCCCGAGTACGACACGCAGAACAACATCCTACGAGACGCACCCACGTTCCTCACGAACTGGCTTCGTGTGAGGACGCCGGCTGAGCTTCGCGACAAGGTCATTCACCTCAACACGACTGCCGGTCGCAAGGACTGGGAGCTCATCGTCAACGCACAGCACGATCACTTCCAGTACAACGTGCTCGGCACCCCCACCTTCATGAAGATGATCGACGACCGTCTGAACGGAGCCAAGTAGTTGAAGACAACAATCATTCTTCCGTCCATCCGCGTACCGAGTAACCTCACGAGCTGGGTGACGCAGCTCGAACCCGAAACCGACGAGATCATCGTCGCCGGCAACGAGGCGTCACCGCACGCGGCCATCACCGAGTTCCTCGGCAGCCTGACGAACCAGCACGGTGTGCGAACCACGTACCTCGGCCCGCGTGATCCTCGCGTCACCGAGCGTGCGATCTACTCGTTCATCGCACCGAATCACACCGCGCGACGAAACTTCGCGCTGCTCCACGCGCTGGAGAACCGACCCGACGTCCTCGTCACCATAGACGACGACAACTACCCATACAAGGCCGACTGGCTGAAGGGCGTGAAGGCGCTCCTCGACCCGGAGCAGCCGAATCACCGCATGATCATCAGCTCGGAGACGGGTTGGTGGAACGCAGGTCGTCTCTGCACGCCGTCGGTGATCCACCGTGGGTTCCCCGTGTCCGCCTGGACCGAGCGTGACACCGGGCAGGCTGCCGGGACGGGTGCAACACCGATCGGTGTCGTCGCGAGCTTGTGGCTGGATGACCCCGACATCAACGCCGTCGAGCGGATGCTGCACAACCCGCAGGTACTGAGCGTGAACTCATCCGCCACGCTCGCACCGGGAACGTGGTGCCCGTTCGACTCACAGTCCACCAGCGTGCACGGCGTGATCGCGGACATGATGTTCATGTGGCCCGACATGGGTCGATACGACGACATCTGGTCCTCGTACCTGATGCGCGCGGTGATGGACGTCATCGGCTGGTACGTCACGTACGGCACACCGGCCGTCACCCAGGACCGCAACCCGCACACCCTCGTCAAGGACCTGCGGGACGAGCTGTTCGGCTACGAGTACACCGAGGAGTTCACGGACTTCCTCCGTGGTCTCGTTCAGCGGGCGCCGACCGACTTCACGCACGTGTACGAGGTGTATCGCTGGTTCATGTTCGAGACGGCGAGCAACTACAAGCGCCTGCCGGGTCTCACACGCGAGTCGTTCTACGCGTGGCTGATCGACGTCGACAACGTCCGCAAGCAGACGGGACTGTGATGGACCGACTCGAAGAGATCTTCACTCGGCAGCAGGTGCTGCAGGAGAAGACGTATCGTGCGCCGTTGGGATTTATGGCGCAAAGTCCCGACGTGCAAGCTGAGTACGTGCGAACCAGTGTTCTCGCGGCGACTGCTGAACTCCACGAAGCACTCAACGAGGTTGGTTGGAAGCCGTGGGCAACGGAGCGCTTCTACAACACGGACAACGTGATCTCGGAGTGCGTGGACGCCTTTCACTTCGTCATCAACATCATGCTTGCTTCAGGTGTCTCAGCGAAAGACCTCGCCGATCGATTCCATGAGAAGTACGTGGAAAAGAACGAGCGAAACGCAACGCGTCAGAAAGAGGGCTACGACGGCGTCTCGTCGAAGTGTCCTCACTGTTCGCGGGCCTTGGACGACGTCGGTGTCAACCAGGGTCGCATCCTCGACGAACTCGTCTTCGTCTGTGGCGGGTGTAACAAGGGACTCGACGCGAAGATGATCATCGGCAAGGAGAGCGTAGAGCGGATCGTGCGGATCAGCAAGATCCTCGATCAGACGGCCTAGTACGGTTCAGCCATGGATGCGATCGACGTTCTGGGGTTCGCCGGCGGTTTCACGCTTGGCATGACGCAGGCGGGTTTCAGGCTCGTCGGTAAGCGGGAGATGAAGGGCGGCTTTGGCGTCGCGAACTGCGAGGCCAACCGCCATCTCCTGGGTCACGACTGGAAGGCCGAGGCGGGCGATCCAGCGACGTGGTCCGTTCCAGTGGGAGGCGCACCTGTCGTCTTTGGTAACCCGCCGTGCTCTGGTTTCTCAGTGATGAGCTCGAAGGAGTTTCGTGGTGCCGACTCGAAGATCAACCACTGCATGTGGGCATTCGCTGAGTATGTGGCAAGAGTTCGTCCTGTGGTGGCGGTCTTCGAGTCCGTTCCGCAAGCGTTCCGATCACAAGACGGTCACGTACTCATGCAGCAGCTGCGGACGCTTGTTGAAGAGCGGACTGGCTTACTGTACACACTGCACCATGTACTGCACAATGCTTACTCGGTTGGCGGTGCTGCGATACGCCCAAGGTATTTCTGGGTGATCTCCCAGGTGCCGTTCGGGATCGAGCGGCCGGTGATGCCGACCTACCCGCTCTTCAAGGACGTCATCTGGGACCTGGGGATGTCACCCCAGACGTGGTCGCAGCAGCGGTACAGGCTACCTACAGCAACCGACTGGTTGAACCCGCGAATCTCCCCTACGGGGACGTTCGATGGGCACGTAGCGGTCGACAACCCGCTGACGAACCGGCTGCGAGACCTGCTGTACGGTGTCGAGTGGCAGCCGGGCCAGCACGTCGGTCAAGTCGCTAAGACGTACTACGAGACGCACGGCACGTTGCCCACGTCGTGGCAGTCCACCCAGGAGAAGCTCGTCAAGAACAACTTCTTCATGGGATTCACGACGCCCGTCCGCTGGAAGGCCGATCAAGCGGCACGGGTGATCACCGGTGGTGGACCCGTGATGGTCGTTCACCCGTGGCTTCCTCGAACACTGACACACCGTGAGATCGCGCGGATCCTCGGGTTCCCCGATGACTGGCTGATCGAACCACTGAAGGGCGTCCCCGGCCTGGGTATGACGTGGGGCAAGGGGATCACCGTCGACTGCGGTCGCTGGATCGGCGAGTGGATCCAGCGGGCCATCAACGGTGAACCCGGCACGTACACGGGTGAGATTATCGGTGACCGGGAAACTGTCATCGACGTTACTCACGATTGGAAACATCACGCAACCTGGTACAGTAACACGGTCGCACAAAAACATAAGACCCCTTCCCCCGTTAGAAGGAGAATCATGACCGAGCCCGAGGGTGGCGTCGTCGCCACCGAGACCGGCCCCACGCGTGCCGAGAAGATCGCTGCCCGTTCCGCCCAGGTGTACGAGCTGCTCGCCACCGGCGCCAAGACCCGTGATGAGGTCGCCACCGGCGTGGAGCCGAACCTCACCGTCGCCGAGGCCTACCTCGCGCTGGACCGCCTGCGCAAGCAGGGCACGGTCGCGTCCGAGCGGCGCGACGGCAAGAGCGTCTGGTTCCGTCCGGACGTCGTCGAGCCGGCGCCGGCCGAGTAACCACACGGCGGTATCATCCCTCGCCACCAACCCGGTACCGTAGGGTTGGTGGCGAAAGTCGTCTTAGGGAGGCAGTGTGGCAACACTCGCGCACAATCTAGACGTACGCCGGAGTGGTGTGTGGCAGCGGTACCCCGGCATGACGATCTACTGGATCGGTGACACGTCACACCAAGCGGAGCAGTCCGATCACAACCCCGACTCACGTGGGATCGTCCACGCGATCGACTGCATGTGCACTCTCGCACAGGGCGACGAGATCGTCCGCTGGGCACTCGCCGATACACGTGATCTCGAATATGTGATCTTCAACCGAACGATCTGGTCGCGCTCGTCGAACTTTCAACCTAGGGCGTACACAGGGAGTAACCCACACGTCGATCACGTGCACGTCTCCGGCAAGCACGGCTCCACGGGTGAGAACTCAGCCACCGGCACAGGCTATGACACGACCGCAGAGCAGATGTCTCCAAAGGGGATGAATGAAATGACAGTTCCCGATCGCCAGGCGTACATCACCGGCATCGAGGTCGAGCAGGGACTCCTCTACCTCGCCGACAGCGTGACCGTCAAGAAGAACGACAACGTCGATCCGAAGATGACGAGCGACGTCACCATCCCGAACCAGCTCGCCGCCAAGCTCAAGACGCTCGAGGCTAAGTTCGACGGCCTCATGACCAAGGAGCAGGCGACTGAGCTGCTGCAGGCCGTGAAGAATCTCACCCTCGCCGTGGAGAACAGCACCGGAGCCGCCGGCAACTACGATGCCGTTCTCACCCGCAAGCCCGAGTAGGAGCACTCATTGAGCACGTCCCCTGACACCAAGAAGTGGTTCGAGAACCTCCAGTGGGTTCACGTCGCGCTGATCACCGTCCTGTGCGCGACCGTGTTCGCGCTGGTCGCGTGGGGCGGTCAGAAGCTTGACGCGATCTCCACGTTCATCATCGCCATCGCCGGTGTAGGTGGGTATGTCGCCTTGCGGCAGGTTCGTCAAGACTCACAGGACGTCAAGACACTGGCGAACGGCAACCTGGAGCGCAAGGACAAGGAGATCGCGGACCTGCAGAACAAGCTGGCCGCGTTCCAGCGAATCCACACCCAGGAGATCGCACAGATGGCGGTGCAGGTGCCGAGTACCGCATCTCTGCCGGAGTCGCTTCTCGCCGACCTACACGCGAACGGCGCGGACGCGACAGCCACAACCGTTCAGCTGCCCGTCATCAGGACGTAGCAACTCACGTCGCGTGGTGTGACCCCGTTCAAGAAAAAAATCTTGGGCGGGGTCCTTTCGTTATGACATGATGTGTGGTACTATATAGTTAACGGCAAGAGGACAGGATGAAGGAGAAGACGATGATGATCTGCGGTAAGTGCAAGAACCGCCACGAGACGGTCGCCGAGGTTAAGGCGTGCTACGCCACCGTCGCTCCCGCAGTCACGGCTGTGAAGACGGCCGTCGCGGTTCTGGAGCGGACGCCCGTGACGAAGCCGGGCATGTACGTTCACGACGAGATCGTCTACCGCGTGAAGCGCTCCCAGAGCGGCTACCTCTACGCCCAGCGGGTGGAGCTCTTCGACGGCAAGCCGATCTACACCTACGCACCGGGTGTGTTCAACACGCTCGACGCGAGTGACAAGATGACGATCGAGGCCGCCGAGGCGTATTCGCTTAAGATCAACCACTGCTGCTGCTGCGGCAAGACGCTCACCAACACCAAGTCGGTTACGCTGGGCATCGGCCCGGTCTGCCGCAAGAAGTACTTCTGATCTTATGGGTGCGATGCAGGTTTGCATCGCACCTACTTTGTGATACTATAGTCTCATCAGGACGAAACGGCTGGAGGACGGGACATGACCGAGTACGAGCGCACGAAGCAGTTCATTCTCAGGCAGATCGCCGAGTACAAGAACACGGAACACCCGGGTGTTCCGCTGACCAACTTCTTGATGTCACACGGTCCGGTTCTTCGTGCCATGCTCAAGAACGGTGAACTGAAGTCGATCGAGATCACCCGCAACTCGCCACATCACCCGGGCAAGTCCCGCACTTACACCTACATCACCAACAGCTGAGAGGACATGACATGACGATCACCGTAGAACCCGCCGTCACCGCCGTGCCGACGAACCTCACCGACACGCAGTTCTCCACGCGTGAGGTATCGTGGATGAAGCTCGGCAAGCTCGTCGACGGTGCGAAGACCGCCGGCGAGGCCGCGAAGCTCGGCGGACTCGACTTTAAGATCATTCTGACCGCCATCTCGTACCTGCACAAGGACACGCGACTCATCGCACCCAAGCGCAATGCCGTCATCCGTGAGGACACGGGCGAGTTCTTCGACCTCGTCTCCGACATCTACCAGCCGCTTCAGTACGCCGAGGCGTTCGACTTCATGGACGCCGTCGACTCGCAGTACGTCGCCGCCGGTGCGTTGCGTGGTGGACGTCAGGGCTTCATCGTTGTGAAGGCGCCGTTCGAGCTGGACAAGGTCGCCCAGGTGGACCCGCACGACCTGTACGCCGTTCTTCGCACGTCGCACGATCGCTCGCGTGGTATCGAGGTCATGGTCATGCCTCTGCGTGACCGGTGCATGAACCAGCTGACGCTTTCGTCGTTCACCAAGGGTGTACCCCACCGCTGGTCCATCAAGCACTCGCACAACATGCACGTGAAGCTCGCCGAGGCGAAGGACTCGCTGGCGAAGATGGCCGCCTACGCGGCTCGCTTCGAGCTGCTCGTCGCGCGGCTGATCGACGAGAAGGTCGACGAGGACCGTGCGTTTGCGGTACTGAACGACGTCCTGCCGGCGCGACCGAAGACCACCGAGGTCATCCAGAAGATCATCACCCTGCGTGACGCTGAGCAGGTCGGCTTCGCCGGTACCGGCTGGGGTCTCGTCAACGCCGTGTCGGAGTACTTCGACTGGCAGCGGTCCGGCGGCACCGCCGAGTCCCGCTTCCTCGGTGCACTGGAGGGTCAGTCGACGAAGGCCATCAACAAGACCGTGGTGCGATTACTTCACAACTGAACACTCGATCCACTCGTCCGAGCCACTCGTAACGTGGCTCGGGCGAGTCGCATGTAGGAGTAACATCATGGCGGAGGTAAAGGTACGGTTCTTGAAGGAGAACGGGATCTGTCGGGATGAACCGATCGATCTCTTCTATCCCAAGTATGATGCACCGTCATCGACCGCGGCGGCACGTGAGATCTGCAGTCGCTGTCCCGTGAAACCGGAATGTCTTGAGTGGGCCCTCAAGCATCTCGAACAGGGCGTCTGGGGTGGCACGAGTGAGGCAACTCGCCGGTCACTGACACGTCCACGGTCGAGAACGAAGTGCATCATCTGCGACGGCGTGAACATCGTCCCGCAGGTTGAACAACATAAGGAAATCTGCGTGGACTGCGGCGTCTCCTGGCCAGTTTAACTGATATTACCCGTTTGACCCAGTTCAATCACCTCCCCAGAACATAGAACGGTCCGTCCCTAGGTAGTTACCCTGGAGACGGACCGTTTTCTTGTCTGTAAGAGCTACGCAGCCCAGACGGGCTAACTACGCTGAATCGCCAGTGCTCGGGTCCACGATTCGAGCCATTTGAAGGCGTTTCTCTCAATCGTGAGATGATCGATGACGACCTGCCGCCACATCTCGCTCAACGTCGCCCGCTCGCCCTCGTTCTTGAGCAATCGGGAGATCGTTCGGTACCAGTCCTTCGTCGTAGGCGCGATGAACCCGATTCCGTAGTCCCGCTGGAGTCGCACGTACTCCACCCGCTCCGATGAGATCGGAACGACCCCGACCGACGCGTATTCCAGTGGCTTAAGCCACGACTTGGCACGGTTGAAGCGGGTGTTCGCGGTAGGTGCAACACCGACACCGATGTGATCCGCGAGACCCTTGTGCCAGTCGAGGAACTCGATCTTCCCGACGACATCGATCTTATCGGCGAGTGTTGAGCCGACGACCGTCTCGAGCCGGTCACCAGGACCGATGAGACGGAAGGTGCCGAACTCGCGCAACACCTTGGAGATCGTCGGACCCATCTGCTGCAGGTCGTTCGGATGTGAGAAGATCGCGCCGGCCCATCCGACGAACGGCATCGGCTCCGCTGGACGATACTCGGTGAACGCACGTGGCACGTAGTTAGGCAGTACATCACCCGCGGTTCGGCGTGCGTAGACGTTCAGCAGGGACGGTGCCGACACGGTGACCAACGTCGCGGATTCACACGCCTCCTGAACGTTCTGCCACGAGTGCTCGCTACCGAGACGTGGATGCATGATGCTAAACGCTGGATTATTCGCGTCGATCGCCGACAGGTCGTCATCCATGTCGATGACGACGGCGACACCCTTGCTCCGCATCAACGGAATCGCCTGAATGAGGAACTTGTGCGTGGGTCGCTGCAACACAACCACGTCGGCATCCGGAGGCATGAGCACGTTGATCATCTTGTCATGACCGGTCATCTTCGCCTGGAACATATGTGGTGAGTTCTTGTCGGTCACCACGGTGACATCTACGCCTGCGGCAGCCAACGACTGCGCCGGCCAGATGAGGCGATAGTACCCACACCCCGTCTGATCGGCGGGGTACACGTAAACCTTCACATCACCACCGGTCCGGCCGTCCCGAGGTGTTCCCGGAGTCGTGGTGCCAGAGCCACGTCTTGGCGACGAGATGCGAGATCTTCGCACCGGCGGCGAGGCAACCCAGCGTGAACTGCCAGTCCTCACCCCATCGCTGACCGTCGATCGTGTCCTCGCCCTCGGGTGGGATGAACCGCACCTGCTTGGCGAGCTCCGTCCGAACCAGCGTCGTCACGGTGGTCTGCCGCGGGTTGGCGTCGTCCCACGGGTTGAGGTAGTGTCCAGGTGGGAAGACCGGGTCGTTCTCGATGATCACACCGTCGGGTCGTACGACCTTGAACCACGAGTAGGCGTAGTCGGCGCCGGTCTGAAGTGCGTGATCGAGCAGGAGTTCCAGGTGGAGTGGCAGGAACTCGTCGTCGTCATCGAGGAACGCGACCCAGGGGGTGGTGACACCGTCCAGTGCGCGCTGCCGTGTCGGGCCGGCACCTTCCCTGTGAAGGTCTAGCGCGATCGAGATACCCGCGGCGGCGTGTGTCTGGTTGAGCACAGAGTACACCGCGCGTCGCAGGAGGCGAGCGCGCGGCGAGATCGACGGTATGACGACCGTCACGTCGTTGGAGGTCATGCAGCTACTCTACCACGGTGCTCTACCCCACTTCTTGACGAACGTCTCACGGTCACGGCCGGCCTGCTCGGCCAGCTCACCGACGGTTGTGCTGTCTGGGTAGAGGTGTGCGAAGCCCTCCCACGCACCGCCGACGTGAACGACACCACCGAGATCGCGGCACCGCCAGTCGAGGTCGTTATCACCGTACCACCAGCCAAAGTCCTCGTCGGCGAGCAGCTTCAGTGATCCGCGAAGTGCGAACGCGAACCCGAGCATGCGAAGTGTGTTTCCTCGCATGTCGACCTTGAACGCGGTGGTGCGCATACCCGGTGCAGGGCAGGCAGCCGCTGCTTCCTCCCGCTGGATGTTCACGTCGAGCCGCTGAACGAAGCCCGGAGGGACACGCAGATCGTCGTTCAGTACGGCGACGGTGAACTCATCACTAGGAGACATCACCTCCTGGTAGTGGTATGCGGCACGGAGGCCGGTGTTCCACCACCGCTGGATGTTGATGGGTTTCTCACGGTCCTGCAGGACGACCACGTTCGGGTGCGAGATCGTGATCCGGTCATAACCCGTGTCGACGATGATCACACGAACGCCACCGTAGTCGACGAGATCGTGTATGAGATCGGCGAGTTCCACCGGTCGGTGACCGGACGGGATGACGGCGTAAAGGTTGCGGTCCGTCATCGCGGCATCATCGCCAGCGCATACGCGTCACCAGGCGGGTAGGCGTATTCGACGTGAACGTCCTTGAAGTGCGTCTCTAGCTCGAACCGAAGGTGGCCCTCCGGCACGTTCTCGTACCACTCGCCGTCCGCCGGGGACGGTGCTCCCGTCGCGCCGTGCTCCGGTCGATTAATCGATGCGCAGGTGACGATGAAGTATCCGCGCGGAGTTAGCACGTCACGTGCCGTCTGGATGATCGCTCGCCAGTTCTCGAGGTGTTCGAACACCTCGGTGCAGAGCACGACGTCGAACTTCGCACCGTCTTCAGGACGCCAGGTGGTTGCATCTGCAATCACATACTGGTTCCAGTGGTGATTGAACCGCTCAGGAGGCAGGTTGTCGGTGAAGGGTTCCGCCTCATCGATGACGGTCCAGTCGGCGTTGGGCAGCTCGGGTCGCGCGGAGCCGTTCCAGTACGCACCGCCGATGTCGAGCGCTCGCCAGGGCTCCTCCGTGTTGATGCCGCTTCGCTGGATCATACGGCGAACGGCCAGGTACGCTTCAGCATGCATGAGCTGATAGTACCACTTAGTACATCTCGAGAAGGAGTGAGACCTCGTTGTTGGCACTTCCGTTGGATGAAACGGCACCGCTGCCACTGGATCTCACCGCGAGTACACCGATCGAGATCTCTCCAGCACCGATCCCTGTGACCGTCTTGACGAGTGTCTCGTTCATCGCACGTCCTGCGATGTCGATGTTGACCTGGTGCGAGGAGAACAGTGTTCCCGTGCTGTCGAGGGTGCTGCCACTCATCCAGCGGCACCGTAGCTGGACGATGTCGCCTACGATGCCCGACTGCACGTGACCAACCCACGTGAGCTTGTAGCGAGCGTCATCAACCGCGGTGAAGGTGATCTGATCAAGGAGTGTCTCAATCGTGGTGAATGTGCCAACCGTTGAGGTGCGAGTGACTTCATCGATAAAACCCGTGTTGACATCGGCGTACGTACCAATGATGTAGTTGCCCTGTGGGGGAACAACCATCACCATTACACGCTGGTTGATTCGCACGGGACCGATCAAGCTCATCGCTCGCGATACACCTTGGTCATCACCGTCGACGATCAACTGAACGTTGGCGATCGACGCGGCGTTGACCACAGTGGCGGGTAGCAGCCGCCAGACGAGACCTGCACGTTGTGCGTTCTCGATCACCGCGGAGAGACCTGCTACGTGTACGTCAACACCGCTCATGAGTAGGCCTTCCGCATCAGATGACCCATCGCAGCACCCTCCTGAAGCGGAAGAGTCCACGTCAGCTCAAGCCACTTCTCACCCTGCCACTTAATCACGTCATAGGCGTCATGACGAGGATCCGGCGGAGTCGCCAGCTCCACCCGCTCGAAGATCGTCTGCCGAAGTGCCAGGTTCCGTGCGATGGATGCGACCTGCTGCTCCGTTCCTACCTGACGCTCACTGACACTCGGGATCACGAACCCACGGTTGACGATCGAGTGCGGTGCCGTCGTGGGCACGTCGGCACGACCTACGATGGGAATGGCAGCGCCGTCCGTGGTGGTGCTTCCGTTCGATATGACGATGAACCGGTTCGGCGCGGTCAGCAGGTCATCCGACTCGATGATGGAGCTACGAATCACACGGTTGCCCACGTCGAGGTCGAACGTAGGAATCACGGCCGCCGGGTCGAACGTGCGGATGAAGTGCATCTTCGTGTCGTTACCAAACCACGGTGAGAAGTAGTCGCCGTCCAGTGCGATCTGCTCCACGATCTGCCCGCGCGACGTGCCAGCGGTCCACGACCCGATCGTCGAGAACGGTGAGGAAGCTATGTCGATGACGACGGGTAGGTTGCGCAGAAGTACCTCAATGGCATGCGCACACTGCATACCACCGCCACCCGTGTCAGCCAGGTCGGGATCACCGTGCGGTGAGAATCCCGTCTCGATCTGCTGATCTACGATGAACATCTCATCATAGAGCAGGGCGTTGATGATCTCACCGTTGGTGAACGTGAAACCCGTCCGATCGGCGAACATGTAACGACCCAACGGGAATGACTGACCACCGATCACCATGTACAGCAGAATCCGTGACTGGACGACGTTGATGAGTGCACTTTCGTCAACACCGAATGAAAGACCTTGGATCTGTCGCTTGATCGTCCGTGTCGTGTCGTGTGACAGTGTCGGGATGGGTTCCTTGAGTGGGTGCAATTCGATCGGGCGCTGCGCCTTAACGGCGTTGATGAGGATGAACTTGAACGTCGCCGTGCGCTGCCCAACCCAGTTCGGCATATCGAGCTGGGTTAAGATCTTTGGCGTGAGCAGGCTCATGACGTCACCGGTGCTGCCTCATCAGCCACCTCGGTCACCCGGATCTGTGCGAGGTAGAGTCGCCGCTTGTTGTTGACCGTCCCACTCGGGACGAGGACGTTGGCGTACCAGCGGTTGCCGAGCTCATCACGCACACAGACGTATGGTAGGTCGGCCCAAGCAAGATCACGCAAGCTGTGGAAGTTGGCGAGACTGGGTACGGGGATCGCGGCTGCCTGCACAAGCATGACTCGGTCAAACATCTCACCTCCTCGCTCCAGTGGTCGGAACGCGACCTGGAAGTCTCGCCCATACATCTTCAGCATGACCTGCGTGTCCGCCTCAGGGAAGGCAAACATTTCAATCGGTTGGCCTTCCCAAACCATTGGGTACACCAGGTTGCTCCCAGGTGCCTGGTTAGAGGTGAAGATCAGTATGCTTTCACCGGTGTTGCTACCACTACCGGTTACGCCCGGAGACGTCAACGTCGCGGCCCCAGTCACCCAGGGACCGGCGAACGCCAGGCTGTCGAGGAATCGAGCACGGTAACGACTCTCCATCCCTACGCGTGCCTCGAAGTCCTTCATTGACGTGAAGCAGTAGTTCTGCGCCTGCAGGATGGTCTGCCAGTCGTTGCCATCCTCGTCGTCCTGACGCTGGATCTCCAGTGTCGCGTTCGTGTATCGCACATCAGCCGCGTAGAAGTTGTCCATGTACATCGTCACCGGAAGTGTGTTCGTGTTTCCGGTCTCGAGTCGTCCTTGCATGCCAGCCAGTGTACCCAGTGGAGGCGGACTCGTCGTGTCCTGGAACACGACCTGCCACGATGACGGTGGTGTGCTGTCGATGTTCCACGCGGCACCATAGACCCACGTACCGACAGCCTGAAGCATCACCGCGATCTTCGAGTTGGCACCGTACTGTCCAATGACGTTCGTCACCGTCAAGAGGGTACCTACGCCTGCGACACGCTTACTAACCTGAAGCGTGAAGGTGCCACCGGTTCCGAGGACCACGGTCGCCGTGTAGTAGTTGGCAGAGTCAGTCACCCGGGCAAGCAGTCGCGCCGTGATCGATGAACCGATAGCGAGTGCATCAACACTGAACTCGGCATAGGCACGCTGGTTGGCGTTGCCCACTGCGATCAACGTCGTGTAGAAGTCATTCACCGCGTTGAAGGTGATGACACCCCGTTCACCGTCGACGTACGCGGTGTTGCTAAGGCCGGTGTCAAGCGACCACGCGTCACCCGAACTGGACGTCCCAAACTCCTCGGCCGTCGTGGTCGTTCGCTCGAACTGATCGCACGCGATCGGCATGTCCCAGGTGAGGTTCACATACTTGATGCCAGTGGGAATGCAGTTGGGTGGAAGGCTGCACTCGGTCGCGACACCCGTGACGGCCTGCGTGGCTACACCCAGCGTGAAGCTGGTTGGCGCGGGTAGACTCTGTGCGAGAACCACGGTCGCGTCGGACAGTGAGTCCACCGTCGAACTCGTCTGGTTCGGACCCTTCCACGTCAGCTCGGTGGTCGCACCACCCGGTGGATCGTATGACATGACGTTGAGGTTGGGCGTCGTGCTGTACATCTGCGCACCCAGCACCTGCCACTGGTTACCCGCGGTTTCACCTACGGCGGACCACACCACCGTTTGAACCGAGTCACCACTGACCGCCACACTGCCGGTGAGGTCCAGCGTGACCTCACGCCATCCGTTGATGATCTCATCGAGATCATTGAAGTCATCCACCGTGATCGACGCGGTGGCCGAGCCGATCGTCACCTTAAGCGGCACCGTTGTGTTCTCGAACCGCCGCGCATAGTAACGCACCTGGGTGTAGAACGCGGTCGTGCTGATCTCTTGACGAACGTGGATGTCCTGCGTGGCGGTGATCGCTCCGTACACGGGCGCACCGATCTGGTTCGCATACCCATGACAACCGGTGACGGCCGCTACCGCCGTCAGCAGGGTGACGTCGTTGATGACGTCCGTTTCCTCAACACTGAAGGAGGTGTCGACGACGATGGTGGGCTTGAACACACGTCCTTCGACCGGCCAGTCTTCATTGAGCTGCTGGATCGCGGCGTATGTAGGCGGTGACTTACCCGCGTTGAAGTTGCTCACGGGGCGGTGTGTTGCGGTTACGAGGTACGTGCCAGGTGTTAAGACCTTACCTAGTGCGTATGAGGTGTCACGCAGTGGTACGCGGTTTTCACCGATCTGCAGCGATGGGTTGGTGGCCAACGCGATCGACATCTCACGGTAGCCGCCGTAGGCGACTCGCGTTTCCTCGCAGTAGAAGATCTCAAGAGCCATGTACCCGATGTTCATCGTGCCGACTGACACGGTCCCATCGAATAGGTTGGCGGTGAGAACGATCTGCTGTTGGATGTTAATCGCGGCCGCCGTGTCAAGGTTGGCGAGTTCTTGATAGCGCCACGGGAAGATCGTCCCACCGACGAACGTCGAGACGCCGGGACCCCACACCGGGTTCCAGTCGCCGAGGTCGATGTAGTTGATCTGGTCGACGAACGCAAGTGACGTGGTCAGTGAACCGTTGCTCGTTCCACCTTCAGCACCTTGCTGCCAGAAGAAGCTCTCCGAATACGCCGCCTTACGTGCGATGCCGATCTCAAGAGCGTCGAGCGTGTTGAGTGTTTCACCACCCAGTGTGTACGCGAGCCGCATCTTAACGATGCGCTTACCCGACAGCTCGTTGGCGTACGCGGTTGTGTTGAAGTTCAGGCCAAGCACATCGCTATCGGTGGCACTACTGAGCCACGACACGAACAGGGTGTCGGAGGGGTTGCTTAAGCACTGCGCGACGGTTCCACCGATCGCCACGATGTTGCTACCGGTGATGCTGCCGGACTGCACCGGAATCGTGACCTTGCGAACCGGACCCGTGTCGTATGCGGTGATCTCGGGATAGACACTTACGCCTTCCATCGTGTTCGCGATGAGAGGCGCGGGTACGGCGTTGAGGCCGATGCTCCCCGACACGACTGTGGCGGAGTGATCGAGTCGCATGATGTAGCCGTACTCGTCGAAGTTGTCCGGTAGGAAGTCCGCTTGCTTGATCGGCACCCACTCCATGCCGATGTTCTGAGGTGACCGCGGGTTGTAGTCCACTAGAGTGCCCTCACCGTCGCCTTGATGTCTCGCTTGGCCAGCACGTCGAGGATACCCATGCCGACGGCGTTGCCGACCGTCCGTGCTTCCTGTGCCGTCGGTGTCACACCCTCGAAGGTCACCGCGATCGCACCCGGCCCAAAGGTGATGTTCGTACCACCTGATACGTCCTTAATGATCGCCTTCAACTTGCTGAGAGGAGAGACAACCTCGTCCTCGCCACCTTCAGCGATCTGCGCGATCGTACCACCAGGTCGCGCTCGCACAAGAGCGCCCTTAGCGAGCTGCGGAATGCGGGGTAGGTCACCGGGGAGGAACTTATCCACCTCGGCGATGCCCTCATTGATCTTGCTGATGGCACGGTTGATCATTCGCTTGATCGCGTCACCGATCCGACCACCGACGTCATTAACGAACCCGCCCAGCTTACTCGGCAGGTTGCGAATGAACCCGATGATCGCGTCCACAGCCGACGACGCCTTCTGCTTACCACCACTGAAGATCCGTGAGAAGAAGTTCGATATGGCGCTACCGATCGAGCTCGCGAGAGCACTGATCCGACCAGGCAGCGATCGAACGAAGTTCACGACGGTGTTGACGCCATCCAGTGTGAGCTGCTTCGCCTTCGCCCACGCGTCGATGAAGAACCGTGAGATGATGCCAGGCAACTGCGTAACGAAGTTCGTCACGAGTGCGATGCCGTCTCGCGTGATGTCGACGACGTTGCCCCACAGCTGCGTGAAGAATGCGGCAACAGCTCCCGGGATCCTCGAGATGATCTCTGCGATCTTCTTCGGCAGAGTCGTGAACGTAAACACCACGAGGCCGATGGCAATGCCGACACGTCGAAGGAAGTCATCCAGCATCGTTTGAATGAACCCGAGAATGACACCCGGCAACGCCTGAATCGCGGCGAGGATCTTTCCAGGAAGCGACTTGAAGAAGTTGACGACCCCGTCGATGAAGTTACCGATCTTGTCGACTATCCCACCAACGAAGTCAACGACCGTGGTGAAACCTTCCGCGACCGCGTGTCCGATTCCGACGAAGAATCGTCCAATGGCACCGGCTGCTTTGCCGACAGCCTTGGAACCCGATACAACCGCGTCGATGAGGAAGTGAAACCAGCCGATGCCGAACGCGATGGCCTTGGCGAGCAAGGTGATGACGGTAACGGTGACCTTGATGTTGTCGATGAAGTCCTGAAGTGTGCGCTGTCCCTCAGCCGAGTTGAAGAAGTCCGCCAGCTTGTTGACCATGTCGGTCAGCGTCTGGATGAAGTCACGACCCTCGTCATCGGCGTTGCCAAAGATCGCGGCAAGGAGTCGGCCGAGAGCACCGATGAGGCCGAAGAGCTTCTTCGTGGTCGCGATCGCGTCCTCGACGAACTTGTTGAACGCACCCGACTTAATCGACGCGTTAACGAACTCGTTGACCTTGTCAAGCAGTCCAGCGAAGGCAGAGCCGAGGCGCTCGACGAACGGCAGTCCCGCCACCGCGACGTTCAGTAGCGTGTCAAGCAGGGTCACCAATGGCACATTGATCTTGTTCAGTATGCTCGCGGTTGTGTCGAAGATCGCATTGATGTTCTTGATGACGCCGTCCTGCTGGGCGAAAGCGAGGAAGTTTTCAGCGATGTGACCGAGTGCGTCGGCTACGTGGTTGATCGAGCGCTGAAGGCCGGGCAGCAGGATGCGAGCCGTCTCGCTGATGTCACCCGTAATCGGTGCAAAGAACGACTGCTGGATGTTCTTACGGAACGTGCCGAAGACCTTGTTGAGACCGGTGATCTCTTTAGCCACCTCGCGTGCCGCCGGTGACAGCTTCTTCATCGCAGCGGCGATCTTCTCAGGGTCACCCTTGTTGATCGCGTCGATCGCGTCACCGAGTCCCTGGAACGCGAACACAAGAGGAACGACGGCCGCGACGAGCACGCCAAGGGTCGCAGGAAGTGGGCCGATCAGACCGATAAGGTCACCCAGTGCGCCACCCAATGCGATAACCGGACCGATCGCGGCGGCGATCGCGGTGATCGTCCCGAGGATGGCGACTAGTCCAGCGGGGGTCGGCGCCGCGGCACCAAGGCCGACGAGTGCCGAGCCGAGTGAGACGATCGTCTCACCCGTCTTAGACAGCACCCTGTTGAAGAACGAGAACCGATCGTTGAGGTTGTCCGTCGCCTTCTCACCTGAGTGCTGCATGCGAAGTGATTCGATCGCGGCGACTCGCTGTGCCTCACGGAAGGCGTCTTCGATCCGTTCGCCCATGCGCTCGAACGAGTCAGCTGTCGCGTCCGCGGCGAGCTTTCCCACCTCGGCGATGAGCTCTTCGGCGCCCACGCCCTCGGCGGAGACCGCCTTGAACATCCGTTCGATCTTGTCACCGGCGGCGTTGAACGACTTCTCCAAGACGGTCGTCGTGACCTTGCCGTCCTTGGCGATCGTCGTGAAGGTTCGTTCGATCTCACGGCCCGCGGCGTCAAACGCCTTGGTGATCTTCCGTTCGAGCAGCTGGGTTTGCCGGTTGACCTTCTCGTACGCCTTCTCGACATCACTGTTGAGTTCACGTGAGAAGTCACGTGTATCGGGTTCGATCTCGACGAACGCGCGGTCAACCGGCTGGGTCACCGTTTACCTCCGGAGGGTGCCCTGGCGCATCTGCGTGGAGAGTAGCATGTTCGCACTCATGGACGAGTCGTGGTCGTCATCCGTCCACCAGCTCGGCACGGGAATGCCACGCTCGTCAACGCGATTACGTCCGAGGGTTCGAACGCTGCCACGTGGCGGGAGAAGTGTCCTGTTCAACTCGGCGTGCCTCTCTTCATCGACGGTTGTGAGCAGGTAGCGGTGGATCAGGTTGCAGAGGCGGTCAAGACCGAGCTCGTCAGGGTCGACACCTCGCTCGCAGCACCAACCATCGAAGAGGTTCCAGTTTCCCCCGTCGCTGAGCCATCCGAAGAGCTCGACGACGGCGCCGTAGGGCGAGCACCGATCTCCTCCGTGAGGTACTCGATGATCTCGAGCGCCTGGTTGATGTCCAGCGGGTTCGTCTTACTCCGCAGCCGATCCTGCATCAGCTTGGCGGACTCATCAGTCAGCATCACGTCGAAGAACTCGCCGATCGCGAGCATCTTCTCGTCGAGGGTGGCGGCACCCTGGATCTGACCAACGATGCCGCCTACGAGCATCGCGGCGGCGCCGGGCACGGGAGTGAACGTATCACCGTCGGCGGTGAACGGTTCGAGGTTCTTCTTCCGGGAGAAGTCTTTGGTCATGGAACGAACGTAACCGATCTCTCAGGTGACGTGAAACAGTGTCATATCGTCGTCTGTGGTCCGATCCTGGCGGCGATCAGCGCGTTGGCGAGGAACGGGTTCGGTCGCATACCCTTGACAGCCTTAGCGAACACATACTTGTTCGATCCGTGCGGCTTGAACCGCAGGTAGCGCTTCGTCTTAGGTGTGATCATCCGATGTTCAGGGCCGTAGAGTCCGGTGCCGTCATGCACCCAGATCGCGTAACGCACGTTGGTACCGATCTGCACCGCGAGGACACGTGAACTCTTCTTCTTAAGCTGCACCGAGATCGACGCACGCAGCTTACCCGTGTCAACACGCTTTGGTCCGGACGCTCCGCCACCGAGGTTCTTCCTCGCCTGCGCCTGCACACGGTAACCACGCACCAGCATCGCTTTAGCGACGGGGCCGCTAGGTCCGGTCAGCACCTGCTCGATCGCGGCGGGATTGAGGTGATGTGTGACCTTAGCCACGTCACCTCCTAGATGATCTGGATGCTGAAGACGATCGAGACCTCACCGGCATCACCGTTCACCTGACGATCGATGGACGACACGCGGTAGTCATCAATGGCGTAGGTACGCTTCATCTGACTAAGGCAGCACATCACTGCCTCACGCATGTAGAAGCCCTCGATCGACTGCCAGAGTGCCGCCTGCGTCTGCTGCTCGGGTGACGGTGGTGTCCTACCGTCGTTGCTGGGTGACGGGTGATACTCACAGCGAACCAGCGACCCAATCACACGAACCGCCGACGGACCCATCACGCATCCCGCGTTCGGATCTTCCAGCTCCTCGACAGGGAACCGTGAGGATGCGTAAGGACCGTGCTGGAAGACGAAGCCGAGCTGCGAGCAGTTCCGTCCCTTACCGCCACCGATGTCCCAAGGCACCTCCTGCCCAGGTGCGATCAGCACACGGTCGGGTCGGCCAAGTGTGCCGTTGGAGGTGTTGTCTTCCAGCGACTGTGCGACGCACTCGGCGACACCCGTCACCGCGATGAAGAAGGAGATCGGCGTGATCATCAGCTGATCACCGTACCCGTCACGCGATAGCCGGGACCATCCACATCGTAGAGTCGCGGACGAGCGGGCAGCTTGTTCGGGTTGTAACGCTGGATGAACTGATCCACGTACTTGAGGCCGGTGAACCCGTTCTGCACGAGAGTCGCCACGTCATCGATCGTGAACGACAGACCCTGACGAGTCACGTTCGTCACGTTGTCAGGAAGCGCGCAGTCATCACCCAAGACGTCTGCGATGATCTGGCAGAGTAGCTGCCCCATCGCGAACTTACCGAGCGTGGGCAGTGGGAGACCGTAGATCGCGGTGACGGACCACGTACCCGACTCGGTGATGCCCTTCGTCAAGTCGTTACAGAGAGGCCACTGGTTGCCACCGAGACGAACGAGCTTCCGGTAGTCATCCAGACGGTAGTCGGTCCCGTTGACCAGCACCTCACCGTCAACCGTGACCTGGGCGATCTCACGCACGGGTCCAGGAAGCAGTGTCTCACTGACGATCGTGCATGAACAGTCGGTGCCACACGTTCCACACGCGATGTTGTACCACAGGCCATTGATCAGCGCCGGTACCGGTCCACCACCGTATTCCCACCAGCCGGCCGATAGCCGGGGCCAGACATCCCCGAAGCAACTTTTACGGCACGGCCGGACAGTTACCTGGCAGGTGTCAAACTGCTGTGCTGAGGCGTAGTAGAGGATCTCGCTGGCGGCTTGAACCGCGTAGCCTGAGATCGCGGCCGACTCGATGGGAAGCGGCACGCAGAAGCCAACCCATTCATAGGATCGGCACGGACCCGGTGAGTAGAAGTCGTCAGGCAAGACTACCGGCCCTCCCGTGATCGACGACCCGCTGATCGCAAGTGCGCCTAGGTTGACGGTCGCCACACCGACGGCCGTGCGTTGTCCCACCGCTGTGATGGCGAGATCGTTCAGGTTGACGGTAGCACCACCAAGAACCGTTACCTGGCCGGTCGCTGTAACATCCAGCGGGCCGAGGTCGACGGATGCGGAACCGGTGACGGTGGCTCCACCGATCGGGAGGAAGATGCCGACCCACGCGTTGGATCGTCCCGTGCCGGAGCAGTTCGGCTGTGGCGAGACGGTCGTCGCCGTTGGGAGCGTCTGCTGGTCGATCGTGAGCAGCTTGTTCGTCGACTCGAGAACCTCACTAAAACCCGCTGAGGGAGTCCAGTTGCCGGTCGTCCAGTTCGTCGCGACACCGACAGCGAATCGATTGGGTCCGGAGCTCGCGGCCGAGACGAGAGGTGCGTCGTTGACGTTGTCGGTTCCGCTGGTCGCACCGTCCGCCGCGTCGAACGGACTACCCGTGGTCTTCACGTCTTGAACGGCGAACGCGAAGCCCTCACAGAACGGTGTCGGTGAACCGATGCCGGGTACGACGGTGAACGTGTACGGTCCGGCACCTACGACACTACGTCGCCCGAAGAACCCAAAGAGGCTGTGGTTCGGTGCGCCGTTAAACGCGTTGAACTGCCGCAGGTCTGGACACGCGCTGAAGCCCGTAGGAAGGGTGCTGGAGATGTCCGTCCGTGCGTCATCCTGGAACCACGCGCAGACGATCACGTCATCGGGTTGAGTTCCAGCGGGTTCCGCGAACGTGGGAGTGCCGGTGCTGCCACTAAGTGCCGCGCCTACCGCGCGAATGGACGGCGCGACCACGGCTAGCTCGCGAGGGTGACGTTACCGTCGAGCTGCCCGGCGGGAATGCGGAAGTTGTCACCTGAGGAGACGGGGTTGGCGGTGACGGTGCCGGAACCTCCGAACACACCGCCTGCGGCGAGGGTCCAGAACGAGCAGTTCACGTAGGTCTCACTCGTCGAGACGTTCGTCCAGTCGATGTCCGCGGCGTTGTCGATGTGCCCGGCTGCGGCGGCGTTCATCAACGCGGAGACGTCGACTCGCACGGTGTTTCCCGCGACGTTGTTCGTTCCGTTCGCACCCGGCTGACCGATGTGAAGCTGCATCCACGGGTATGTGGCGAAGAAGTTGTTCAGCGCGTTGTTACCCGCGGTCGGACCCCATCCCGGTGGCATACTCACTCCCTCTACGTTAAACGACCGGACGGCGTGACCTCCATCATGCCGTCCGGTCGTCTCTTCCCCCGGATCTTACCTCGTCTCCGACGCCGACGTGGAGACATCTACGACAGCAGCACCGCGCCACACGAGGCCGTCGGCGGCGGCGTGCTGGTGATGTTGAAGAGCCAGTGATCCCCCGCCTCGACCGGACTCTCGATCCACGGCCCGGCACCACCCGGTCCAGTACCCCAGAACGTCGACGCGTCCTCCGTCTCGGAAACGAACGACATCGTCAGTGGACCGTTCTCGATCGAGTAGTCCTGCACCATCGCATGGCCAACGTTCGGCCACGCCCAGTACACGTACTGCTGCTGACCCTGGGCGTTGCAGCGTCCGGCACCGGTGACCTTCTGCCAGGTCTCCATGGAGAACCGCGCGGTCACCAGACCGGTGCCGCCGGCGACGCCGGTTCCGGAGGCAGGCGTGCCGGTGGTGAGCAGCCGTTCACCGGTGACGAGGACGAACGCGTCCGGATCGAGTACACACATCTGTGTGGTGAGCTGGACGCGGGACAGCTCCGGCTCGCCCTTCTCGTTGATGCAGAATCGACCGTTCGCGTTGCGCTGCTGATAAACCTCACCCTCCTCGTACTGCGGGGAAGGTGCGATGCTGATGAAACCGTCGGTGACTACGACCGCACTCTCGGCGCCCGTCACGGGGATTCCGCACGTGTCCACCTTGACGAGCCGCATCACCGTACCCTTGATCGCGGATACGCAAAGCTCAGCCATGTTGTTCTCCCGTTACGTTGCCGAGTTCGCGGTGCCGGTGACGGCACCACCGGTGGAGACTCGGACTCCGATGTGGCAGCAGTCCCAGCCGAGTAGGTAGGTTCGCTCGATGATCAGCGCGAGTGTGTTGTCCGAGCGATCCAGTGAGGACGTGCGATCCGCCACCTGCTTCGGCGCGCTTCGGTAGCCCATCAGCGCTCCAGTGGCGTACATCCACGCGGTTCCAGTGGGAGCGGCGGCTCCGGCCGGCGACGTGCCGGTGAAGCCTCCGCCGGGCACGACCTTGTTGCCCTTGGCCGTGTACCAGAGTCCGTTTCGCTGGAACACGAGCAGCTCGTTGACGAGCTCCTCGAAGACATCCAGCGTGACATAGATCAGACCCTGCGCCGAGTAGCAGTCGGACAGCTCACGCTCGAGAATTCCGAGTCCCTCGACGACATCGACCGTTCCGGTGACGGGAACACTGGCCGCCGTCTGAAGCGTGACCATGTTGGTCGGCTGGCTCTCACCGAGGAAGATCGCGGTGTCGGCGGCAAGGTGAGGAAGTGCGATATTCGCGTCACCGTGAACGGTGCCGGTCCAGAACGCCTCCTCGACGACGTGCGCCTCGGAACGTCGTAGCGCCTCACGGACGTTGGCTTCCGCGGCGTCCCACCAGCCGACCGGCGAGCAGTCGATCTCGGTGTACACCGTGAACGGCGTCGCACCGCGCCAGTCGCGGGTGGCCTGTGCCGACTTAGTCGGGTTGGAGCCGCTCGCCGACGGCGAGAGTGTCTGGATACAGATGTCGTACGTCGTCGACGCGCCCCCACAGACGACGGGATACATGATCCCAAGTCGCCAGTGGGGATCCGTCGTATCGACCCACTGGACGTAGTCCAGCAAGGTGAAGGACTCGGGGGTGACGATGGGCGGAGCCACCTCAAGCGGTCGTGCCATTTCGTCACCTCCCTCGAATCGTCGTCTTCATTCCCTGGTAGCCGGACCTTAGACGTTGCAGCCCGTGGCCGACGCGGCACCCGAGATGCCGTTGACACAGTCGTCCACCGTCACGATGCGCGACTCGTGTCCGACCTTGGCGAGCAGCCAGCACTCTTCCATCCACGCGGCGGTGAAGTCGTTCGTCGCGTTGAGAACCGAGTCGCGAACGACACCGAGGTCGAGGGTCATGCCCTGACCGCGCACCCAGGTACCGGCGGGGTACATGAGGTACTGCGTGCCGGCCGACGACCAGTTGGTCGGCGGGGTAGCCGCACCCGGCTGGTTGGCCGCTCGGACCTGCCAGTCGGAGATGAACTGCGTCCGGATGTTCCGCGCGTCGAAGAAGTCGGCGAGCATGGAGTCGGTCACCGTCTGCCAGTCGCTGATGCCGGTGCGCATCGCGAAGTCGGACTTCATCTTGTCGCGGGCGAACCGCGGGTAGACGGCCTCGATGATCGCGTCGTCGCACATGTTGTACTTCTCGATGAGGTCCCGGCGCTCGAAGGTGGCCGAATTGAGCAGCCCCCACGAGGACGAGACGTCCGAGCCGGCGGTGGTGACCGCGGTCGAACCGGCCACGGTGGCCGCGATGAGCCGCATGTTCATGTAGTGGTAGTGGATCGCCTCGACCAGCCGCAGGTGGTTCTGGATGAGCTCCGGGAACGCGTCCTGCGTCAGGTTGCCGACGGTGACGCACATACCGTCACAGGCCAGCGTCGCGTCGTTGTACGCGGGGCAGGGAACGCGAACACACGGCTTCACGCCGGACTGCGCGGTGCCGGTGGCGGCCGCGATGTCCATCGTGTTCGTCCAGGTCCAGACCACGCCCGGCAGAGCGGCGATGTCACCATACGACGGCGAGGTCGGCCACTGGATGCCACCACGGTTGATACCGATCGTCGGCAGGTCGAACGTGCCGTCCTGGCAAACGATGTTGTAGAAGTCGTACGAGATCTCGTGCGGGGAACACCAGCCACCGGCGGCGACCAGCGCGGCGGGGTCACTGGCCACGTCGATGATCTCGGACATGTCCTGTAGCGACATCTTCTCGCCAAGCGTGTAGCGGAAGTCACGCTGGAGCTGCGCGACCGGTACACGCTGACCGACGCCGTTGTTCGTCACGGCCATCGTGCGCGCCTTGGAGCTCATCGCCTTGGCCAGCGCGGCCATGTCCGGGATGTTACCGTTGTGCGTGAAGCCCGGGATGTCGGCGGACGCGACCAGGACCGGCATGTTGCGCTCCGGCGCATCACCGATCTTGGAGAGCGACTGTGCGCGACCCAGGTCGACCTCGCTGGTCGTCAGTGCGCGCTTCACGCCACGAAGCGACGGGTTCAGGCTGCGCTTCGGACCGTCGAGGCCACCGAGCTCGCGCAGCGCGGCCTTCACGCCACCCTGCTTCTTCGGGGCCGGCGTCTCCGCGGCAGGTTCGTCGACGGCGGGCGCGACCGGTTCCACCGATGCGGCGACCTCGCCACCCTTGAGGCGAGCCATGATCGCGTCCCGCGACGCCGCGTTCTGCGTCGCCTCGGTCTCGCGACGGCTCCGCTCGGCGCGAACTCGGTCGACCTCGCCGGCCAGGAAGCCTCCGCGCTCCACGTGCTCCGATGTCACGTTCTCGGAGCTGAACATCTGGTCGACCTCGGCATGTGCCGCGGTCTCGTACGCGTCCAGGTCCTCGGCCGAGAGGCTGCGAATCTCATCGCCCTCAGGCAGAACCAGTTCGTTTTCGTCCACCCTTTAGTTCCTCACGGTGAGAAAGTCTAAGATCTGTTCACATAGTACAACACGGTTGCACAGACAAGCTAGCGATCTGGCAACCGTGTTTATCGAGCTGGTTGACTACCCGCGACTCGCGAGTCGGGTGTTCGCGATGGCGTTGGATGCCGACGTCTGCGCGATCTCCTCGGCGTTCCCGTCACCGATTCCCGGCACCTGCTGAACGGGTGGAGTCTGTGCGGATGTCTGCTGTGATTCAGCGCGGCGCTTGGCGCCACAAGGTCCACATGCCACGGTCTTCTTCTCCTTCTTTGTCGGCGTCATGGTCGCCGCAGATGCGGTAAGACCACCGTTCATTCGCAGTCGAATCGCCTCGAGGTTCTGGCGGTTCCGACGATCTCCTCCAAGCTGCTGACGAATGTGAGCCAGTGCGGTACGATTCGCATCGTCGGAAACGACGTCACCTACGTACGCGTGCTCACTGATGTGGATCGGCACCGAGCTGGCGACCACGACCGCGTTGTCATCTACGCGTACGGCCGCGACGTCGGTCGATCGCGCGAAGCCCGGAACGGGAACCGCGAGAGAGGCGACGAATTCCTTCCAGCCGCGACGATCACGATGAGGCGCCCAATCACCCGACAGCTGACACGCCTGGAACCGCTGGAAGTCCGCGGCGGACATCGGCATGATCGTACCCGAGACCCACGGCGCCTTGTGCGTCCTCGACTCACCGACACGAACGACGGCCGCGATGGAGCACGAGTTGTCGTAGTGGCTCATACGCGCTTCGGGGTCGGTCGACGCGTATGGGTTGAGGTGACCACAGTTCATCGTGATCACGCCCGTGCGAATCTTCAGCACCTCACCGTCCGGACCCTCGACGAGCGTCGGCCGGTTCATCCAGGCGGTGTAGTCGACGTTACCCATCGGAATCGTCACCCGCTTGTTCTGGAACGCACGGTGTGCCACGTTCGACGGACCGACGAGACCCCAGATGTGCCCGTTCGGTTCGATCCAGACGGCACCGATCGGCGGCAGGTCCTTGGGCTCCTGGAAGTACTCCAGTGGAGGTAGCTCCGGGATCTCGATCGTGAACCCACGACGCTTCGTCGTTGCCGCCGCGGTGATCACGTGCGTGTCAGGCTCGGGTTCCACGTTGATCACAGCACCGGCCGTAACCACCTCATCCAGCGTCGACAGGTCACCGGTGAGGTTCAGCGACGCCTCCACGAACGCGGGGAGGTTGACCATCGTCGCTCCTCGAACCCGGCCGTTGTGGAAGATGGTCTTGTCCGGCGTGAGCGGCATCATGCTCGGATCCGCCTCGGGATCATCACCCTGACTGAAGACCAGTTCGATGTCACCGGCCTTGACCGAGTCGGCGTCGATCGAAACACCTCGCAGGTACTGACCCTTGATCTTCCGCGCGGCCTGCATACCGTATGGGTCACCGAGGTCGATCGTGCCCTTGCCCATGATCCGGTTACCGTCACGCCACACGTGCGTGATGTTGCCGACGTTCACGGACTTGTCGGTGGTACCACCGTGGCTGGTCTCATACTGGTACATCAGCGGGATCGGCAGCTCAGGCCAGGTGAGTGAGTTCGGCGCGAACTCACGTCCGTCGCCCGTCTCCACACCTTCGACCGCGAGAACTCCGTCCCACCCTATCGAACGTGACGATGGTGTCACGTCACCGGCGCCGACACGCCGAACGGGTGCGTTACCTGTCCTCACCGCAAAGCTCTCCGTTTCACCGCTGTGACCCTTACCGGGCGGGGCTCCGACCGCCTCCGTGTGGTACTCGTTGCAGAGTCCCTGTGGATCACGAACGTACTTACCCAGGTGACGGACGCAGCGGTTGAAATCACCGTCGGTTCCCCAACGGATCTTCGCAGCTCCCTCACCATGGGTCCAGTACTCCCGCAGACCACGATCACTTCCGTACGCCTCCGCCGAGATCTTGATTACTCCTGGATCATCGTACAACGTCTCGGTGGTGTTGTCGGTGATCGCACTGGCCGTCAGCACCGACCCAGGCGTGTTAAGTATGACGTTGAGTTCGTCGTCGGTGAACCCGTCCGTGTCGGTCGATTCATCGTCATCGACGACGTGGAACTGTGGGTCGTTGGCCGGGTCGGTCAACGGCGTAAGTTCGGTCTTGTCAGCCATTAGCCGACCACCTCCAGGTGAACTTCTGTCGAGTAACTGCTCGGCACTACCTTCTTGATCCGATACTTAAGCCCGGGTGCCAGCAGCAGTTCATTCTCCGACTTGTGCAAGCTGATCTCTTTTACCCACGCGGCCGGCGTTCCCACAGGGACGTCGATCGTCAGTTTAAGTTCACCACTGAACGCCGCCGTTCCACCCGCTGACGTGCTGAGGAAACCGTCCTCTTGTACGGTCTTTCCCTCTAGGTCCTGAAGCAGCTTGATCCGCTCAGATGTGGACAGCTTCTCAGCACCCAATCCAAACGCCGACCAGCCAGAGCCACGGTGCACCCGAACCGCCTTGGTGATCGGTCGCATACCGTCGATCGCGTTCTGGTTGGTCTTCTTTATGGACTCCGTGCACGTAGACGGCTTCCGAAGACATCCGTTCATACTGGAGTACGTACCACCGGTGTACGTCCGCAACGCCGACGACTGCGAAGCCGTCCACGCGCCGTGCTGCGCGTGCATCTCCTCCTGGATCTTCTTCATCGTCAACGGCGTACGAATGGGGAAGTCCGTCGACGGCTCGATGTTGACGACCGGAAGCGTCGGTGTACCGGGTGAGTACTTCACACCAGCCTTGGTGAGCGGCTGCAGTGTCGGGCCGATGCTAAGCGTGTACGACAGCTTAGACTTACCCGCCAGTGTCTTGCCGTACTTCTGCAGCTTGTCGGTGAAGGGTGTCTTCGACGTCTTGGTGCTCGTCGTTTCATCCATCGCCGCAAGGATCTGAAGAGGCGTGAACTCTGGATGAGCCTTGATCGCCTTTGCGAGTGCGTCCACCATGTCCGACGCGTTGGTGTGCCACTTCACACCGTCGTCGCTGAAGATCTTCTTGATCGCGGCGGCCTTTGCCGGTGTCATCACCGCGGCGGGCTTAGGCGTGAATCCTGCCTTGATGCCACCCGACGGTTCGTCTACCTTGGACCATATGCCAGATCCGGCGGCCATGGCGGCGATGACGTGGTTCTCGTCATCATACGTCTTTGCATGTTGCCACGTACCCGTGGAGGTCTTCGTCTGCTTGACGAACTTTCCGTTGTTAAAGATGATACGTGTTAGTGGCGTGCCAGCGATCGACTTGTTGTACATCGCGACGACGTCGTCGTCCTTGTACACACCCTGCTTGATCGTCTCTTCCAGGGAGAGTCCCGAGGTCGGGTTGGCGGCCTTCGTCGTCAGCAGATCCACGGCGCTGAGCGTGGGTGCCGGCATCGCGGACGGAGTCGCGGACGGCACATCAACACCGAACTTCGGTTCGTCGCCCTTAACCCACTTCGACGTCTTAGCGGCCGTTAACGAGTCGACGACCTTCTGTGGATCACTGGTCGTCACCTTAACCTGCCAGACACCGCCGGTGAGTCCCGACTTAGTCCGCTTCACGTACTTCTTGTTCATGTCGTCCCAGATCCACTGGGACTCACCCGCGGAGTTCTTGAAGCGAGCGATCACCTGGCCGTCGGCGTACTTACCGTGCAAGATCGTCGTGGGGAGATCCAGCGGGGCGGCCGGTGGCGTAGCACTCGTCGTCGACGGAACGTCAACACCAAGTGACGGTTCCTCACCCTTGTACCACCCACCCGCGTTGAAGACCGGCGCGGTGATGTTCGACGCGACGGTCTCAGCACTAGGTGAGGAGTTCTTCGTCTCCCAGACACCGGTCTTCTTAGACTTGACCTGCGAGAGGTACATCTTGCTGTTGGCGTCCCAAACCCAACGTGCCTCGATGTCATTGTGCTTGTAAAACGCGATGACCTGACCGTCCGCGTACTTACCGTGTATGACGGTGTTGGCGTAGTCGTTGTCCATCGGTACAAGCTCGGTCATCGTCTTAACGACGATCGGCGCACTCGTCGGTGGTGCCGCCGGAGTCAGTTCACCGAGGTACCAGCCGGAACCCGCGTCGATACCTTGGAGCTTCTTGTACGCCTCAGCCTTGCCGTACGGTGCACCACTCCATGTGCCGTCGTCCTTCTTAAATTCGATGTGAATCTTGTTGTTCTTGTAGATGGCTCGCCACTCATCGTTACCTGACGTCGCGATGACCTCGCCGTCCTGGTACTTCCCGTAGATGATCGCGTTGGTGAGCTTCGGCACCTTCTTCGGTAGCGGCTTCGCAACCGCGGACGGTGTCGTAACGGACTTGATTGGCCCAGGTGGCGTCATCGGCTTGCCGACACCCATCCAGCTGTAGTCCGCCTGCTGGAACTCATCGAGGCTGGTGTACTTATCTACGGTGAAGAACTTACCGTCCGCACCTTCGACCTGATCGTGAAGAACCCATTCACCGTCCGCGTTCAGCTTGCCAACGAGACGATGATAGTCACCGGTTACCGGATCCTCGCCACCTGCAATGCCTTCACCTATAGCGAAGATGCCCTTTGACATCTGATCCCACAGCTTGCTGTGAGGAGCGCCGGTGTCGGAGAACTTATCCGGGTGAACCGGGTCCATCGCCGTCATCGTGGGCGCCTTGGGCGTGGGAACAGCGGACTTCTTGTTGACGTCGTACTCTTCCAGGTACGCCGCGTCGAACTCGTCCTTGCTTTCCCACGTCCGATCGAGGTGCCAGTCACCGTCCTCGAACTGGTACTCTGCGAGCTGCTGACCCGTGTCGTAGTCCTGAACGATGATCTTAAGTGGCATCTCTTTTCCATCGAGTGACGTGCCCTTAAGGATCACATCACCGTCATTGAACATCTTACTCGTAACGACAAGGTCCCAGATGTTCTCTTGCAACTCAGCGGCGTAGTCATACTCCTCACCGCTGAAGATGGATCCTTGATCGATTGCGGTCGGAGCGTTCTTCTTGTCCGCCATGTGCTTCTTGAACGCGTCGGTCGGTGAAAGTGACTCATCGATCGATGGTTCGTCGCCGAACATTGCCTTGTTGTGAAGCGCGGTTGCCTCGGCCTCAGACAGCTCACCGTCATCATCGAGGTCGCCTGGTAGGTGTGCGTCGATCGGGTGGAAGCCGATGTCACTGGGCAGGTCGGGCGAAACACCTTCCTGCTGGGCGAGCTTGAGAAGGCTCTCACGCCGAGCGACCAGCTTATCGGCGAGCTTCTTGTCCTTGATGATCTCACGGATCTTCTCAGGCGTGAGATCCTCTACACGCTTGACCGACTCCTTGAGCTCATCGGTCGTCATTCCCTTGAAGATCTTCGCGGCGAAGGGATTCTGTGTCGTGCTGCGCAGACTCGACCACTCGCCGACATCGGTGCCGAACGCACCACCCTTCGCTGTACCCTGTGCGCGGTACGCCAGCGCACCACCGACGTCGATCCGATGTGGCTTACCCTGCGCGTCAAAGACGATGTTGTCGAACCCGGTACCCGCGACGTCCCAGTTGGCGAGAAGTGCGTCGACCGCGAAGCCCTCACGAATCGCGTGAATCTTCGCTGTGTCATTGCCGTTAACGGCCGACGACAGCGTCGTTTCACCCACGTCGACGAGCCGTGTCGCGGTATGCGTTCCCGAGCTGAGACCCGGCGCACCCTCGCCGATGATGACCTCAGGTACGTCGATACCAGCGGCACGGTAGAGCAGTGACGCATCGCGCTCGTTCTGCGCGTGCTTCGCGGTCTTCTGCTTCTTCACATACCAGCGTGATCCGTCTGGCGCCTCGTAGAACCCGCCCTCATTGGAGCCGGCCTTGCCACCGACCTTCTTCAGCCCAGAGAAGTCACCCGACTGGATCTTCTTGATGACATCCGATTCGACCGGCCCGGCGGAACCCGGTGACAGGTCGATCTCAGGCGGGTTCGACGGGCCAAGGTCATCGAACGGCAACACGTCGGTGTCACCCTTGAGGAAGTCAACGATTCCCTTGGTACCCGGAACCTTGGCGAACTTTCCGTCGGCATCTCGCGGGTGTTCGGACGGCTTGAACTGCTTCTTACCGGCGGCGACGACCGGATCGTCAGCATCCTGCGCGCCGAGAGGGAAGTCGGTGATCTCACCGGCGAACACGACACGGATCCGGTCGAATGTCACGGGTCCGAGCTTCTTCATCGCCTGCTTGACGACGCTCATCTCGTCGGAGTACGCGAGCGTGATGTGCGGAACCCAGGGGGTGTGCTGCTCAGGAACCTCGTCATCGAAGACGTCGACGACGTTGCCGGTGATCGCCTTGTGCAGGGCAACCAGCAGGTCGGAGCCGCGAACACCCAACACCACCGCGGTGTCGAAGTCGTCACTGGATGGGTTGAAGATGTTCACCGAGAACGTCTCGGTCGTGATCGCAACATATCGCTCGACGATCTCTTCGACGACGCGTCGCAGTAGGTCACGCCCCTCCTCACCCCACAGGTTCGCGTCACCGAGGAACAGAAGTGTGGTGTGCAGCTCAGACGCGGGTTCGGCACCGTCGACGTCCAGCGCGAGGGCGTTCGCGTCCTCAGCCGTCGGCATCAGTGCGATCATGCCGCCGAGGTTAACCTCACCGGCAGCCGTGAGGGACTCTTCGATGATGTCGACGAAGCCGTCATCGAAGAGTCGTGTGACATCCATCTCGTCGGTCTTCATCGAACCACCCTCACGTCAAGCTGACGCACGCCGTGTTCATCAACTCCGTGGTCAGCGACGATCTGATAGCGAAGACCACGATCGAGTGTTACCTCGTAGATACGCTCCAGTGGCGCCATCGCAGGCGTGCCCCGTGGTGTAAGAATGCGCATCTTGGCCGGCTGCGCCCACGAACCGACACCACCGTTCTGGAACTCGGTGGCCAGCCGTTCAACACGTCCCGGCTCGGCGGTCGTGGAGACGAAGCCGTGGTCAACGTACTCGACGCCCGTCATGTCACCGTTGGCAACATCACCAAACATCGCACCGAGGTCACCAATGCCGCGCTCTGTTATGATGTCATCCTCCACATGTGAAGATGCCATGATCTCATCCAGTGTCGCGATCGTGGCCCGGGTCTCTGGATCAGCGATCTTGCTGGGATCACCGTCACTCGCACGGAGGCCGTCATTGATCTGCTTCGCGTTGGCGACACGGATCCACGCCTGCGCGGCATCGATGTACTTCTGACGCGACTTGTCGTAGTCACGCTGGTTGCGCGCCGCGTACTCGCGACCGGTGCTGAACGGCACCTTGGCGAACGCACCCTTGCCACTAATGGCGTTCTTGAAGTCGTCGCCTGCCGTCTCGGCGAACCGACCGTGCGTGTCACGGACGTATTCACGGTCGGCTGCGACGAGAGGTTCATCGGGCATCTCCAGGTCGAACGCGACGGAGCAGCGACACTGAATGATCTCACCCGGTGGTGCCGTCGGGTCACCCGGTACGAGCAGGTACGAGACACCGGTGCCACACTCGGGGCCACCCAGCGTGAACCACTCACGCAGGTCGACGGTCTGACCACCGGCCATCTTGTGTGTGCAGCGGGTTCGCTCGTCGTTGGTGTCGAGCCACTCCTTGGTGCCGATGAGACCTGAGACGAGGACCTGCTGGAACGACCCGGCGTTGGCCGCCATGTTCGCCTCGGTGCGAGCGATCACGTTGGCACGCGGCATACCCGTCTTTCCCGCGGTGTCGATCCGTGTTGCGAGCTGCTGGGTGGTCTCACCCAGCGAGAACCCGACGAGCAGTTCCTCACGGATCTTCATCCACACGTGGTCACCGATGCCGACCAGCCGGTTCGTCGCCTTGGCGAGGTACTCGACGGCGAAGTCATCCGAGACCGGGTCCGATGTCAACTCATCGAAGGCATCGTCGATACCCTGCCAGATGACGCCCGCGGACTCGAGGTAGATGTCACTTAGCGCGGGGAGCAGCTCGGCCTGAACGTGCCCCTTCCACATGGATGTGATCACCCCGAGGTCACCGATGTCGACCGGTGCCGCAGGTACGCCCGCCGCGGTGATGACCTTGTTCTGCTTGAACACGGTGATCGCGTTCTTCGTAAGGAGCGCCACCTTGCGGTCGATGAGGTCCGCGAACGCGTCCTCGCGCTCACGCATCGTGGTCGGGTCCCACCCGAAGATCTTCGTCACCGATCAGTCCCGTCCGGAGTCGTTGGACGACGTCCCGCCACGATCAGGTGGTTCCTCGTCGGTAGCCGACTCAGAACCTCCCTCGATCGCTTGGGACCCTGAGTCCTCCCCTGGCATGACCTGATCCTGCCCCTGGTTGGACAGCTCGATTGCCTTTCCGGTGAGCTCCTCGAGGTATACAGGATCCGCTCCGGGGGACAGCGCCTGCCGCAGGAGGATCATCTCGATCCGTTCCCGCGTGGTCGGTGCGTCGGAGTCCTCAAAGCCGAGGTAGCGCAGGTACGCCAGTGGTCCGAGCTCACCGTTGAGGTACGCCTTCTCGGCGTTCTCACTGAGGTCCGGCTTCTGTGTCAGTTCACCCGCGTCGTACCACGCGATGATCTCGTCCCCACCGGAATCGTTCAGGTCCTCGCCTGCGGCGGCCAGCATGGGTCGCAGGTACGTCTTCGTCAGTGCCTGGCAGACGAGCTCGACCGGCGGCACGACGTGTTGCGAGACCTCATCGTCCTTGATCTCCCAGGCACCCCAGTGGTTCACCTCGCCAAGACCAGTGATGCGTTCCTTCGAGATGTTCATCGTCGTGGCGAGCCGTTCGATCGCCTGTCGCCGGTTCTCGATGATGTACTGGTCCATCGGCGTGAAGAACGTCAGGTGCTTGATCTTGTCGAGGAAGGCGCCGTTCACCCGCATGGGATACGGCATCGCCGCACCCGCGGTGCCGGGGTTCTTGATGTTCCGCGACATGATCTCGACGAGTTCGGCGATCCACGGGTCGGCCGCGTCCTTGAAGTCCGGGTTCACGGGGAAGGTGAGCTCGTCCGGAAGTAGCAGGATGCCGTTCATCGCGATGCGAGACACCAGCGTCGCGATGATGTGCTTATCGTAGAGCGTGATCTCACGCAGGATCGGAATCGCCGACTTGGACTGCGAAACGGACAGCCAACCGAAGCGCGGGTGTGGGTGACGAATCTCTGCGACGAACCCGTCCACGGTTTCCCACTGGCCAGGCATCAGCTGGATCTCCCAGCGACCGACCTGCGGAGGTCGTACCATGCCGGTGCCGATGCCGAACAGCTGGGTGATTCGTCCTCGCTTGGAGCTGGACAGCGACGGCCGGATCTCGTCACCCGACTTAACCGACCACGACACGCCACCGAAGTCACGGACACCGACGAGGTAACACTTGCCAACCAGCGGGATGTGCAGCCCAAAGGCACCGTTGTTCTCCGGGTTCGAGATCTCGGCCATGAGGTCTGCCGCGGGACCGTCCTGCAAGATCTTCGGTTCGGCCTCGCCTCGCACCCGCACGGCCGCGACGAGTCGCACGCGAGAGATCGTCTGTGAGAGCCACCAGTGGCCGTAGCCGAACTCACCGACGGTGTCGAGGTAGTCCCAGACCTCGTCTTGCCACCGTTCATACCGGAATAGGATGTTCGCACGTGGATCGTCGGGCATCATCCGGCCGGCCGCCGTCAGTGCCGCACTGTCGTCGTAGACGTTCGCGCGAACCGGGTACGGTGCGACCGACGTATCCGTAAGTGTGGTGCGTCGGCGGTCTGCCACCGGCTGCCTCCTACTCGGGCTCGTGTGTTGCGATGAGACCGGTGACCGTGGAGGCGGCCAGCCAGATGAGGAACGGCATGGGAACACTGACGAAGTGTGTCAGGGCCGTGACCAGTCCACCGGAGACCCAGACTGAGACGCACCAGTCGCACTCCCACAGGTACGCCAGGCTCTGCCCGACGATTCCCCAGTGAGGCTTGGGTGGGTGCTGCTCGATCGGTCGTCCCGCGTGCTTCGCGCGCCACTGAACGATGTACTCGTCGGAGGGGTCGAGCCAGTTCGTCACGTGATAGCGCGGAATCGCGATGAGGGGGAACTTGTCACGCGTGATGAGACGCGTCAGGCGGTGAACCGCGAGCGCTATGAGAAGGTAGAGCAACCACGTCGGCATGATGCTACGGTACTACGAAACCTAGGTGGGTCATTAGTGACACAAAAACGGCACCTAGGTGGGTACCTAGGTGCCGGGTTGAAGTCGAACTTCTTCAGATGTTGGTCGGACTGATCCTGATAATCACGAACCCTCGTGCGAGCAGGTGCTGCTCGATGGCTTCAGCGGTTACGAGCTCATCGATGTCATCAAGAACCTCTTCGATGATCGCGCTACGAAGCGCAGCACGAAGTGCGTTGAACGCGACATGCTCTTTGTCGTTCCGTTCGATCTTCTCCACGTCCTTCTCCTACCGCCAGTTGAGGTGCGGGTACTTGTCCTCGAGCCGCTGGGTGATCTCGTCGTCGGACGGGTAAGTCACATCCTCCCAACCCGCCCAGATGTCGCCCGTGTAGGAAGTAGAGACGGTGGAGGTGCTCTTCTTGATCTTCTTACCCTTCTTACTCGTCCAGATGTACTTGTTCGTCGCGAGCGTGTCGTACAGCGCGTTCCACACCCGGAGGTACGCGTTGTGCAGCTGCCGGTCCCTCACGGAGTTCTTGAAGTTCTGGTAGTCGACATCCTGCGCCATCCGAGCCAGCGCGAGTGCCCACTCGTCATGGGAGCAGAACACCCGGAACTCGTAGTCGGCGTGCTGCAGACGAACGATGTCGCTCGCCTCCGGCAGGTAGCGCTCCTTGAGCGTTCGCAGGTCTTGCGCGCGTCGCGCACGGATCTGCAGCAGCTGTGTGTCACCCTTGGGAATGTACCTCTCGTCACGAAGTGTCGCTGAGAACATTCCGAAGTTCGTCATGGTCCACATGTCTTGTCCTCTCCTCTTACCTAGATGTTCTCTCGCTTGACCGTGATGATCTCGTCCGGCATCGCGTAGTAGGACTCCTCGCCGTCGTAGTGGCGTTGGAAGTACTTGTCCGCCGAGTCACCGGTCAGGTTCACCCAGCCACCCGCGTCGCGAATGTCTTGAGGAACACCGTCGTGTGACACACGGTCGATCGTCCTGACGATGTAGTCGACCTCGGAGCAGCCGACGACGTCGCCGACCCGCACATCGGTAGCCTTGATCATCATGAGTGAAAGTGGCATCGTCCTGTCCTCTCTTAGATTCCTACGTGCTCCACGGGAGAATCGAACTCCCGCCCCCAGGTTGAGAGCCTGGCGTCCTACCACTGGACGAGTGGAGCGGTGCGGGCTACTAGGCCACCCGCCGGGCTTTTGTGGTCACTTCGAGCGAAGCGCGTTGCGCATGTGCTCGATGTTCGTCTTGACCATGATCGTCGCCTGCGTGAGCTCGATGTTCCAGGTCGCCATCGCCAGCTCGACGAGCATCCACTCGCCAGTCGCGCGAACCGTCGCGACGTGATCCGGGTGCGCCGTGAGCTTCAGGGCCTTCACCCGAGCTACGAACTGCGCGAGCATGTGCAGAAACACCGTGTCTGCAGTGGTGTTGCCCATGTTCGCTGCGATCTCCGCAAACGCCGCCTTCTCTTCCGCGTTCATCCTGTCCTCCTCGTTACCGTTGACTAAATAGTATCACACGTGGTGCGGTGGTGCAACGAGCTACTTCGCGATCACATGACGACGCGTGATCTCGACGTCAACATCACCGTCCATGGAGTGCTTCCACGTGCCGTCGGGCCACTCCATCCAGACACCCCGATACCCGTCCTCGAGAGTGTCATCGTAGTGCTTCATCGCGACCTGAGCCGTCAGAAACAGACCCAGGTCCTGGTCCTCGTCCACGCTCACCATGTGCCAAACATACACCATCGTCTTGTCCCATCCTTCGTTGTCCTTGCTTATAGTACCATTATACACCACAGTGGGTCACTGTGCAACCGTAACGTGATGTGAAGTGTGCCGTTCTTAGAACGGACCGGACCGCGATCCCGCGAAGATGTCGTCGGCGCCACCGGCGTAGGGCTGCCACACATCGGTGGGGCTAGTGCCCGCGAGCAGGTCGGTGGTCATGAGGTCCAGCGGAGGTAGGATCGCCTCGTGGTTCATCTCGGTGAAGGCGAGTAGGAGTGCGTCGGACTTGTCGGGCGACATGCCGGTGCGCTTGATGATCTCGTCCTTACGCTCGATCTTTACCTTACCCGCGGAGTCCATGATCTCATAGTGTGACGCGGTGAGCTCGGCGATCGTGTCGTCGTCCACGCGTGTTAGGTCCCAGCTGCGCAGCCGACACGCCTCACGCCCGATGATCCAGTGCATGTAGGCGCGCATGTTGAGGACCTTCGCCTCGAACCCAGGCGGTGGAGACTGCGCGAAGTTGATCGCGGTGACCTCGGCGTCGTGCTGCCAGTCCTTGTCCGATCCAGCGGGATTCGACCGGCTGCTGAGCTCCTTCAGTCGTCCGCAGATGCCCCAACCGATTCCGGTCGAGTCGACCTTAACGCGGCGGATCCCCTCCTCCCGGAGGATGTTTGCGAGCTTTCCGACCGTTCGCATCGGGTCACTGTCGATGAACACGTACTCGTCCAGTGCGACACGTCCCTGCCGAACCCGCAGGATCGTACGGTCACCGCCGCCACCGACGTCGATGCCCGCCTCCTTGTCGAGAGCCGTGTTGAGCGGCAGTTCGTTGGACTTGCAGGCGATCGCCCACGCGTACGGGATCGTCGAGTACGGGTCACCGACGGTCGGGAACTCTCCGTCACACTTGGACTGAAAGATCGCGGACTCCGGGCCCCAGTGCTTCTTCCGGTCCTCGTACCACACCTCGTGGATGAGGACGTCGCGGACGTGCTGTGGAACCTCCTCGCCCGTGTAGTTGGGTGTATCCTTGAACCCGATCTTAATGACGTTCCAGTCACTGGTCGGCTTACACACCGTTCCGAACTCGGTGAGGACGTCGTCGGGGTTGCCGATCGCGAGGATGCGCGAGTGTTCGTTGGCGGCCAGCGTCGACGCGGCGTCCCACATCGTCCGGACGACACCGCAGGCCTCGTCGAGTACGACGAGCAGCTTACGTGCGTGAAGGCCCTGGAACGCGTGGGTGTTGTAGTCGCTGGGCTTACGCCCGAACGCGACGAGCTCACGGCCGATGTACCACTCCGTCAGGTTCGTTCGTCCTGGGAGTCCCGCGGACGTGTGGAGTCGGTTGATCTCGCGCCAGAGAATCGCCTCGACCTGCGGTGCCGTAGGCGCCGTCGTTACGACGAAGGCCTCACCCGGGAGATGGCAGTCCAGCCACCAGCAGACGGTCGTTGCGGCGACGAAGGACTTACCCGTCTCGTGACAGCTGTGGACGGCGGTCTTACGGTGGTCCCGCACCGATCGGATGATCTCCTGCTGCTTGGACCAGAGGTCAAGATGCGCCCGCTCCCTCGTCCACAGCACCGGATCACGCTGGTAGCGACGCCCAGGCGGGTCCGCTCGCTGGAGCATCGCCTGCCCGGGCGTTCCGATCGTGGGTACCGTTGCGAGCTTAGCCACCGTTTCACGGTAGCACGTTTAGATCAGCTCAGCGGCGGTGATGAACAGCTCGAGCAGCATCAGCACGACGGCGAAGAAGAAACACCGCAAGCGGGTCCTCCCGCTGAGCCGGTGGTCGAACGCCATCAGCCACAGGATGAAGCTGACCGCTCCGATGAACGTCATGGCCAGTACGTGCAGAGTTGACACGTCGTATCCTCTCTTGTTCACGGCGTGCGTCGCAGAACCACAACCCACGTAGCAGGTTGATGGTCAGGTACGCACAGCCGAATATGATCAGTCCTCGGTGCTCGAAGGTCGTAAACATGAAGCCAGGGTAGCGGCTTTGTGCAAACGAAAGCGGCACGCACCTTGTGGGTCCGTGCCGCCTTCTGCCCATTCCGAAACCTCAGAACCGTTCTTATCGTAGCAGGTCGTGACCAAGCAGTCCCGCGCAGAGGTACGCGAACGTGATGATCACGCCCAGTACGCCTAGGATGAGAAGCGACCACATCATGCGATCCAGGTTGGGTGGCTTCTCATCACCCGTCATTCGAACACCCGCAGGGCGCCCAGGATCATCACAACTGCGATGGCCCCGATGACACCTAGGACGAAGACCTTGACCCACGGTACACGGTTGAACATCTCATCCTCCGATCGTCTGACACGCCGCGAACAGGCCGCAGCCGACGGCGCAGATCACAATGATGACCGCGAGGCAGCCGATCACGGCCGCACGTGAACGTGCGCGGAGTTCACGCTGGAAGTTCGCGTGCGACCGGATCATCACCGTCACTTGTCCTTGTCGTCGAAGGTCTTGATGATCGCGATGAGGAACAGGCCGACGACTGCGCCGCCGGCGATCCACGGAAGGTACTCACGCAACATGACGCGTTACTTCCGCTTGAAGAGAGACGCGACGCCTCCCACGATCATGAGCACGATGAGGGCGAGCCACGCGTAGCCCCACCCGTCCACCGCCTGCCAGCCACCGTCGCCACCGACGTTCTCGGCCACGGTCTGTACGACTCCCTGCATCCTGACTTCTCCCTACGTTGATGAACACTTACGTGGGCAGGCGAGGACTCGAACCTCGCGCTCCTCCCTCACCCGGTGCCCCAGGTGTCGATCGCCGGCGCCGACGATCGAACGGGTGCTCTGTTCCGTTGAGCTATCTGCCCGTGAGCCGCCTTGCGGCGGCCATCTTACCCAACGATCTTGAAGTGCGGACCGTCCTCGTCGGTGCCAACGAACTTCTGGATCTCCTCCGCGCGCTTCATACGCGCCTCGAACTCCTCCGCGGTCTCGTGCTCGTCGCAGAGGTCGCGGTAACCCTGGTCAACCGCGTCCTTCAGCTCCTGCCACCGGCGATCCTCGTCCTGCTCAATTCGCAGGTCATCTGCCTCGGCCATCGTGCTCTCCCTTCAGTCGTCCTCCAGGTGTTCTCGTCGTTGAGATTATAGTACCACACATCACGCGCTTGGTGCAACCTCGCGCCCGTAGAGCGTCTCACGCCGGTCGCGTCCGTTCCGGCAGAGTCCCAGCTCGACCAGTCGCTGTGGTGGCTGCGGACGTCGATCGTAGTGGTTGATCCAGTGGTTCCACGCGCGGTAGCACCGACCGCACATACCACGTGCGTGCATCTCTTGATCGGGATGACAGATCGCGAACCGTGGACGCGAGTCCTCACCCCGCTGGTATCCGATGTGGTGATGATGAATGAGGTCATCGTAACCGAGACGTCGGCCGATCCCCATGTCGATGTCGAGGTAGACAGGCATCACGTCATCTCCGGTCCTCAAACGATGGTAGCGGGAGATGGATTTGAACCACCGACCGTCGGGTTATGAGCCCGATGCGCTGCCGAGCTGCGCCATCCCGCTTCGGCGCAAGGTGAGCCGTACGTCTCCCTCACGCCTATCCGGTTCTTCCCTCCACGCATCTTGCCGTACGACTCATCGCTTCAGTTCTCCGGCTCGTCCCCATCCCAGGTATCGGGCCTGGCTTCGTCCCCAGAACGAGGGGCCGCATGCACCTGCATGCTCGATAGGGTAGGCCCGGGAGGTCCTCCAGCTTCACGGGACATTGACTTTTCAGGCCGCTCTCCTCCACTGGACCGCGTGCACACGGTCCCTCCCTTGAACGATCCATGGCCACCCTTGCGGATGCAACCACTTCACGAACCGAGGGGCACCGTGGGATCGAACCACGCCGATGAACATCAGTCTCTACTCGCCGTGCGGGTCGCCGGATCCGAAGAACCTACCGCTGCTTTCGAGGACGTATAGTCACCCATCACCTTGAAGGTGCGCCCCGCACTCGGCCATCCGATGACCATTCCCGTGGAACCGAACGGCCGAGCAGGTCTATTCTACCACACGCGGGGTCTCGGCGCGTGGCTCCGTGCTACTTGGCGTGGTCGACGACGAAGATGAGGACCGCGCCAACGATCGCACACCAGATGAGGAAGATCAGGACATCGAAGCGTGAGGGTCCTCGCATCATCGACGTCCTCGTCGCCACACGCGGTAGATGTCCGCGATGATGTAGCCAAGGACGACGCCGGCGATGATCCAGAACAGTGCCGCCGGCGTCGTCATCCCCGCCCCCGGTACATGATGGTCACACCGATCAGCATACCGATCGGGATCCCGATGATGATGCCGACGATGAGATCGTGAGTCATCGCTTGCTCACGTTCACCTTCGGCAGGTGCACCGGGTTGGACGGATCGATCATCCGCGGGCCGTTCGGGTCACGCAGCTGGAACTGCGTTCCGAAGATGGCCAGGAGCGTGAGGACGCCGATCGTGAAGATGAGAATCTTGAGCAGCTTCACTTCGGGTCCTCCTCGCCGTCCATCTCCTCGCCGATGGCGTGGGACAACGGCGACGGTCGCGGACCCACCTGGGTGAACGTGCCGCGCGCCTGCCGGTTGAAGTCGCGCAACGGCGGGTTCATGATCTCGGTGTCCATCTTGATGTAGTCCGGCGGCGACACCTTCAGCGACGCCGACGGGTAGAGCAGCTCGAAGTTCTCGAAGCCGAGCTTCTCGGCGAGCAGCTCCTCGAACTCACCGTTCGTCAGAGCACCCCTCCGGTTGGTGACGTACCACCGGTCCATGCCGATGCCGTCGATAATGTCGTGCGTCTTCAGCGCCAGGAAGGTGTACTCCTTGCTGCCGCTGAACTTCTTGACGAACGACACCCGGACACCCACCGACATCTCGTCGACGTGCAGGTTCTTGACCCGCTGGACGATCTCAGCGGCCCGCGCCTTCGACGCGCTCTCGTCCTGCTCACGCAGCATTTCCAGTGCGTAGTCCATGTGCTTCCTTTCCTCTCCACTCGGTTGCTTACGTAATAATAGTATCACACACGCACGTCGCGTGCTACTCGTGGATCGCGAGGACGGCGGCGACGTCGTCGGGACGAATGTACTTGAGCTTCACCTTCTCGTCCTCGTTGAACTCCCACTTCAGCTCGTACAGATCACCCGTGACGAGGTTTCGCCCGGTCGAGAACTCCGTCACGTCGACGTCGATGATCGCGCCGGAGCGTAGGATCACACGCATCTTCACAGCGAATCACTCCAGTGCTGCACGGCGTCGATGATGCCTGGAAGTGCCGTGAACACCAGTATGATCAGGGCCATGAGCACCACCCAGACGAGGCAGCCTAGACCTTCTTTGATGTCTTCCCAGTCCACTAGTCTCTCCGATCCAGAACGGCGAGAATCGCCTTTGCGACACACTTACGGGAACACGCGAACCAGTCGCCACCCAGGCCGCCTGCGGTATCCGTGGTCTCCATCACGTCACCAATGAGACCCATGACCTCGGATTCATCCAGCTCGACATACACGACCTTACCGCAGGCGTCGCAGGTGTAGCGGAGCACCTCGATCAACTGCTTCACCGGACGACCTCCCCCTTGCCGGTGAACCGGACCGGGTACGGTCCGTCCACCACCTCGCCCTGGTCGACGGCGTGCTTGAAGTGCAGCCACTCCTCGTCCTGCCGCTCAGCGATGATGCTGTAGGCGAGGAGACCGACGATGTCCTGCGCCGCGTCAAGCACCTGCTTGATGAAGAGGTCGAACGTATCGGTGGATACGTTCTTCAGTTCAGGAACGGTGGTGTGATCGACGTTCTCGATCCACGTCCGGACCGCACGGACGGCGTACTCCTGCGGTGTCACAGCGCCTCCAGAAGGTTGAGCGCGGCACCCGCTTGAACCGGTGACTCCGTCTTGAGCATGACGTACTCGCCGGTTGTCTCGTTGAAGACGCGTAGTCGTGTGTTGGGTGGCCCATAGTTGCCGTCGTCCCACTTACCTGTGTCCATCTTGAACACTCCGTTCGGCGTCGTCCAGCGAGCCTCGAAGTGGTCACCACCCTTGACCTCGACGAACACGTGCTCCGGGAGGAGCTTGAGCAGGGCATCACGCTGTTGCTTGTTCATACATCCTGTCCTCTCATCATTCTTATCGAGTCGGTCACCGAGGAGTCGAACCTCGTCCGTCCTGGTCACCCCAGGCATGCTAACCCCCGGACGTTTGCATCAGAGCACTCACCCCGCGCGAGGCGGCTGCTGGACGTCCTACACCAGAGACCGTTTGGTGGAGCGCTGGCCGTACTGCTTTGACGATGACTGGCTTCAGCACCCGCGCCCCGGGGCTCATCGTCTCACGCCGGTGTCGGAGGGTAGGATCCTCACGGCTGTGGCCTCGTCCTCTACGTGTTGCGTCGCCGAACGTGTCAGTAACTGGTATGTCCTACCTGAGGCCTGCGTGTCTATTTTACCAGGCGTACGACGGCGAACCGTCGTCACCGGGACACTTGAACCGCGCGACGTCGCCCATGCGGGTGATCGTCCAGCGGTGTGGACCGTGCTGACCTGCGTGGTAGCAGCGCTTCCGCTGTGCGAACCACCATCTCATCTTAGTCCTCCAACTCGTCGTTGATGAACGTCTTGACGACGCGAACGATCTCTTTACCCACGTACGTAAGGACCTCACCACGCCCCTTACAGGTCGGACAGTCCTCGTCTGTGATGACGGCGGTGTTGCCGTTGAAGTCCATGATCTTCCCGCCGCGACACTCCTTCATGGTCTTGTAGTTGATCCGCGAATCCGGGCAGATCTTGGTGATGTCAATCTGGAAGTCACCGATGTAGATGCTCATCTCGTCTCATCCTTTCTTAACGCTTTCGTAGGTTGCCGGGTAGGTGGCCGACGTGCCAGTGGCGCTTACCGTCGCGCTCGCCGAACTTGCAGTCGTACACGTTGTAGGCGTCTTGCAAGG